ATAGAAGAAATGATAATTCAGTTGTTTGTATGATGCGTGATTTACAAACTGAATGGGGTAAGGTTACTCACGTTACAATAACTGCACAACAACAGCCGAACTGGTCAGAAAAACAAATGTTCAAAAATGAATTGTTCGGTAAAGAAAGTGTAGCTATTGAGGTATTCCCTAAAGAAAGTGAATTAGTTGATAAAGCAGAAATGTATCACTTGTGGGTTTTACATGAAACACAGTTACCTTTCGGTATTGATTGAAAAAGGAGAGAGTACGAATGACTGAGAATGAAAAACCGTTAGTTAAGTACGATGGCAAATGGTGGGTATTGTATAGTGTAAAAGATGGAATGGCCACAATCTGGACGAATGGGCAACCTGCTCTTGTTCCAGAAGAATTACTTCAATATGAAAAAGGGCATAAAAAAGGGGAATAATCTAATGCGCAAATGCGGTGTATGTGAGAAGGTTATAATCAGTGGCATTTATAATGACCAATGTTTAGGTGTAAAGCATGATTATTATTGTTCAGACGACTGTTTAGAAACTGAAATTACAAAGGAATTTGCAAAGGAACTATACCAGAATGAAGCGATCTACTGGACGGATTGGGAAGTAGATGATTGCGTTGAGTGTGAGAAGGAATTTAGCACGACTGAATTAATACCACATGAAGATGAATACTATTGTAAGGATTGTTTACCGAAGTAGAAGCGCTCATGCTTCTGCTTTTTTTCATTATTCTAAAAATTAAGAGTATGGGAAATGAATGGTATAATTAAACAGTTGTAAACACCAATTATAAAAGGAGTTTTTAGAATGACGAATACAGATATTTTCGAGAAAGCAATGGATTTTACTAAGTTACGCAAAGATACTAAGAAGCGTGTATTTCAAGAATTACTAGCTAAAGAAAAATTAGAATCTTTATTTATAGCAGACCCAGATTGTTTAGCTGACATACTTACTGATCGTGGCTATGAACTTTTTGAAAACATGGTTGTTAATGATGTAGAAACTGGGGTAGAACTATTCATTTACATTACGAAAGATAACGAGTTTTCAATGGGTTATCTTGTTACACATAACGAAGCATTTGAATCAGTAGTTAAAGAAATGACAGAGTTACCAGAGAATCATAAGTCTAATACAGAATTAGAAGCAGAAGAAAATGATGAAGAAATAGCAGAAGAATTAGCAGAAATGAATCATATTGCAGATACTCTTATACAAGAACTGAAAGACGTTCTTCGAAAAGAAAAAAAAGCAATGGAAAAAGAATTCCTTGAAATGTTAGATATTAAAACAGTTCCAATGACGGATAAAGAAATGGGTTCATTGATAAAAAGAAATGGGTATGCTTTCTTTGAAAATAGAGAAACACTATCTAAAAATGAATTCCGTACAATATTAGCATGTATCCATGTAGAAACAGAAGAATTACAGTTCGGTCGGTTGGTCGATTTAAACGTTAAAGGCGTACATTCAGCTTCGATTACAGTTCAAAAATTAAATAAAGGCGAAGCGAAAGTTATACGTGTGGAGCAGGATTAATTCCTGCTTTTTTATTTTGTCGCCCACGGAAAAAGGCCACAAACGACACCCACTTATCGTTTGCAACCCCTCCTTAATGGACATTTGAGTTGTAAATACATAACTAGAAAAAGATACTTGGATAATTAATAACATGCTTTTGCTACGGTACATTGTGAAAACAAGCCAAACTATTGTAAACTCAAAATTTTAAAAAGAATAACAGTGAAATAACCCTTTGCAATATAAAATGTTCTGACACACAAAATAGACCACTCGCATAAGTTCATTTGATACTAATGTAAGCCTTAAACATGAACTAGATTCGGATCGGAATACAGTTACTTTGTTTTTGAACTACATTTAGATACATTGAAAGTATGTGACTAGTCTATATGCGCTGTGAAAAACACTTTCTACACGGAAGGTTTTCAGTAAATTTAGTATACCATTATTCGACAAAAAAACCAATCGAAAATTATTTATTTTTACGCTTTTCATTCTCTTTTTTTCCGTTCCAATAATCCTTTGTTTGTTGCCTTGCTTTCTCTACGTTGTAAGTTATCTGGAGGATATTTTCGTGAAGTTTATCTTGCACTGGTAATGGGTCATATTCTGGATAATATCGTTTACACCATTCCCAAGCAAATCTCTTTTTGCTACGTTCTGTTAAACGCCAGTATAGGGGAGGTAGCTTAACATCATGAATTACGTCTTGTGTATTCAAGTATGCTATATCCTGCCATATCTAATAATGTATCCTCGATGCGCTCATCTTTCACTTCTGCTTCTAGGTTATCTAGCACCAGTGTTTTTAATCGACTGAATTTATCGTTAATTCTGATTAATGGCACAATATCCCCAAAGTTATTAACAGTATCCACATAACTATTTTTGTAGTCACGGTTCTTCCTAACTAAGATATTAGCCAAATGAATACACGCTTCTTGTAAAGCTGTTTCGTATGGGTTATGAGTTGTCATTAGCTTTCCTAGTCGCTTTTCAGCTTCTTCCCTCGATTTAATCACAACTGATTCTCGTCTTTCAATATCACCATTTACTTTTTCTAAAAGCATGTTATGTTCTTTTAATGCTCTATCCATAAAAAATTGTCCTTCATTCATGTTAATCCCACCCTTTCAGCAATTTGTGATAGCACAGCTAAACGCCATCTTCCAATGGTACTTCCATCTGCATGTAGTTTCAGTCCTACACCATCACAGTTCAGTCTTTTTGTTTTGTTCCAGTAAAGCAACTGGATCATCATTTTCTTTTCTTCTGGTAGCGTACTGTAAACTTCATCGAACACGTCAACAAACAATACTTTTTGTTGCAAGTGAGTATTATCTAAATAACCTATGAGTTTACCTTCGAAACGCCCTTGACTATAAATCACAGATTTTTCAGCATGACGAACTTCTCTTTTAATATCATCATACCTTTCAATCTGTCTGGCGATATAGCTTCTAGCTTCTTTACTAACCACTCATCGCAACTCCTTTCATGCGTGATATTGCCTTTAATAACAATCGGCTTACGTGTGTTTGAGAAAGGCCAGTTTCTTTTGCTACTTCACTTTGCGTTCTCCCATCAAAATAAAGCCTTTGAATAATGTAATTCTGCAATTTGGAACATTTTGATAATAAAAAACGAAGGTATTCGCTATTTTCCAGTGTGTCATCATCTTTTTTGCCAATCAGCTCTATGAGTAACACGTCATTCTCTCTAGGTTCATCAAGACTGGTAACAATTCCAGACCGTTTCCCAGTTGTAAGTTTACGAATTTCAGATAAAAAAAGGTTATCTATCACGACATATACATACGTGCTAAGAGTGTACCCTTTTTCTTTTTTGAAGGTTGATACAGCACGGCACAACCCTTCATAAGCAATGGATATACATTCTTCTTTCGTCCACCCAGTTGAAGTTGCCCAGTGGATCGCACGGTTAATCGCTAATCCGATATTTTGTTCGACTATTGCTTGTCCTTCTACGTCCAGTCGCAACCCTAGTCACCCCTTTTAACTTCGCTTTCTCCTTTTTCGCCTTTAAATATTCATCAAGGTCTATGAAGTCATAATATTTATGTTTATCAGTTAAAAGTTTCAAGTTAAAGTGTGGGTATTTGTATTCAAAAAGTTTGTGTTTTAGTTTAAATGTTTCTGTTTTTTGCCCTTTCACATCGACAACTTCTATTCGCCCATCTGCATAAACAACCAAAAAATCTGCAATGTAATTAATCGCTCGGTAATGTTTTCCATTCTTTTTAAATGCTTCTTGCAAAAGGAAAGGCACTTGCATTTCAAATCGTTCCACAACACCTGCAAGGATTAAATCCATCAACACACGATAGTAACGTGCTTCCATTTTGGAATCGAACACATGATTATCTAATTGCACCTTACTGTTGTTGTATTTCATATCAGTACCCAGTATCTTGTCTGATATGATTCACTTTATTTTTAAGTACATAACCTTGTTCAATTTGTTCAAGTGTGAAACCAAGTAGAACACCAAGATTTAGGTAAGCTGAAATAACAGTTTCCCATGTAACGGAAGGTAGTTCAGATGCAATCATATACTCACCAACTGCATAAATAATTCTGCTAATTTGGTGCATAATCGCTGTATATTGTGCTTCTTCACCAGTCACATGTTCTTTATGAGGTGTATAAACCAGCGTGTAGTCTACTTCAAGTAAATTCCCAATACTAAGAACAAAGTGAAGTCCATCAACATATTCACCTAGCAGACTTACATCACTTTTTGGGAATGGTGATTCAGACCAAAATTTAAACCTTCTCCATTCATTGACCATTTCACCTAGTTCAACAAAGAAAGCAAGATAGCGTTCTTCTAAATTCGCACCGGTTAATTTCTTTTCAGCGATAACACGTTGATCTAACTTCTCCTGCATTTGAGATAACTTATAAGCTAATCCAGACATTGTTATTCCCCCTTAATTTCAGTAAATCCAAGATGTTCCGCAATTACCTTAAAACGTTTTTCTCCAATTCCGTGGCCTACTTCATCAAGTGTTGCGACTTTATCCTTGAAGTAGTTTAGTGCATGTTCTACACCTTCTTGACGGCCTTTTGCACGCCCCTCGTTGTATGCTTGTTGAATATCTTTTTCAGTAAATCCTTTTCTGGCTTTTCTAACTAATTCGAATTGCTTTTGCCTTCTTAATTTTCTGTCAAATCCACTCAAAAAAAATGCCCCCTAGTTGTAGGTGATACCTAATTTACTTTTCCATCTTGAAAATGTTTTGAAGCTAACGCCCCATTTTTCTGCTAGTTCGTGATCGTTATTCACCGTCAATCGGTCACGCATGTAATCACGTTTCGTATACTCTTGGAGCAACTGCTCTAATTTACCAACTGCTTTTTCTACACCTACATCTGCTTTCCAATGTCTAAGTGTACTGTATCCTACCCCTAAAATCTCCGCAATTTCACGGTCATGTAAACCACTTTTCGTATAACTCAAATACTTTTTGGTTGTTAGTCCTTCTAACACACGTTCAGTTTTGATAAGTCCCCATGCTTTTTTTCTGCGGTGCAATGTACTACTAGGTACGTTGTAATGCTTGATTATTTCACGGTCAGTCATTTTCTTACTAGCTTTCAAATAAACAGCTTCGGTAAAATCATCATGTTCTTTTGTAGCTGTACCATTTGTGAGAATGACACCTAATTTTTTTAACCCTTTTCCAACTGGGCAACCAGTTAAGCAAAATCCTTCTTGCACGGAAAAATTAAAGCGCTTGCGAATTTCTTCTGCAATTTGACAGCCCTTGCATTGTTCTTCTAATGTTTCGAAATCAATCCTCTGTTTCTTCATCGCCCATATACCTCGTATTATCGTGAATACCTCTCGGTCTTGGATTAATTCGGTCATTGATAGATAAATCCATAATCAATGCGCATACTTCGTCATATGTCCTTCGTTTGTTGTACTTTTTTTTCAAGTACATATAAATTGTTTTCAATGATTGGCCTTGCCACCACAAATACACACAGTCCTCTACTTCACTAAACGTGAAGCAAAGGTCTAGGTCAGCAAGTGCAATGAATAATTTTTGGTCATTACTTTCACTTGTTTTCAAACCTAATTAACCTCACTTCACCTTTTTTGTCTATCAATCACACAGAATAGCGCTCATTCTTCTCAAAATCGCTCCTATTCAACGAAAATACGATTTTAATACTAAGACAGCCACCCACTACTAAACTATCAAAATTCGACAATAAAACACATATTTATTTTTTCAAAGATTCTTCAAACTCTTTCATTCTATTTTTAGCAAGTTCTCTGCGATAAGAAGTTGCTTTATTTTCAACTATCAAACTCGTTTCAACTAAACGATCATACGAACGCACGCCAATTTGGTCAGCAAGTTCAACTGGTTTTAAATTCGATGTGCAAAAGGTTGGTAGTTTTCTGCGATAACGACCATCAATAATGTCAAACATCGTTTCTTGCACCCAGTCCGTTAATTTCTCTGCACCAATGTCATCGAGTACCAGTAAGTCACATTCCAGTAACGCTTTCATAATTTGATGTTCAGATTCTTTTTGCCCTTTGCCAAATGTACTTCTGATTCTGCGTAATAGTTCTGGCACACTTTGAAAGACAACAATGTACCCTTTTTCATTTAGCGCATTTGTAACAGAAGCGCCTAAATGAGTTTTTCCATTCCCGTATGTTCCCCAGATTAATAATGCTTCTTGTTTCCAGTTAGGAAATTCTTCAATGAATTGTTTAGTTGCTTTAAATACAAGTTCTGTTCCTTCACGATGTTTGAAGTTTTCTAGTGTTGCTTGCGCAAATTTTTCACCTAAGTTGCTGATAGAAAATAATTTGCGTATTGCTTGTTGTTTTTCAAACTGCTCAAATTCTCGTATGCGCTTTGTTTCAAGTTCCGTTACGCATTTGCAAACTGGTTGCACCCAAGAATCAATATTTAATTCTGGAATTTGCGCCCTATGTCTTGGAATGAACGTACCACAATGTTCACAGTGTTTACCTTCTGAACCTTCATCACAAGCTGATTCCATCAAAATACTCTGGATCGAGTTTGTTATCCCCTTCATTGCTTTTCACACCTTTTGTTTTCTCTGCCACAGTAAGTTCATACGTATCTAAATAGTTATGGTTATTTAAAAACGTACTTGGGTATCGTATATATTGGTCGATAGTATGCGCATGCGCAATATAATGCGCATATCGTTGCGTACCTTCTAAGATTTGCTCAAAACTGTGTTTCTTTAAGGCTTGTTTGAATTTCTCTAATGCACGCTTCTTATCAACCTTCTTGGGATAGACTTCCCAGAAAGAATCAAATTGCGCATGTAAATGCGTATATGTTTTATTTTCTTTTTCTTTTTCTTTTTCTTTTTCTTTTTCTTTTTCCCCACTATCCGAATTTGCTGTGGATAACTCTTGTTCTATACCCTCAAAAGCCTTTACGAATAAGGTTTTGATATATTCGTTAGGAATGTGTTGCGCAATGCGTAAAAGTTGCGTTTTATCCTTAACTTTGCGCAACTCACTGCGCACGCAATCTAAAATAGGCTTACCAGTGTTATATAAGTTGTATTTTCCCCAGTTCAAAATGCAAATTTCTCTTGTTTCAGTATTGTATGTTATTAAACGGTGGTGATTTATGAAGCGTTCTAAAATGGCATTAACACTTTCAATCGTCCAACCCATTTCAAAAGCCATCTTCTTTTTTGTTATTTCATAAATCCCGATCTGTGAAGCGTTTGGATTCGTCAATAAATACAAATAAAAATACTTATCTTCGGGAGTAAACATCTCTGTTACTTTTGAATCTTCCCAGAAAGCTGTATGAACTACACGATACTTTGCCAACTATTGTTTCCTCCCTTATATGGTTTATCATTTTTCCTTTAAATGCTTTTCCATCATTGTTTCTTTATGTTCATCTGGAACTAAAATAATACGCCCATCTTCGTCCATAAAAATCGCTAGTTTCGTTACACCATCTATTAATCCTAAGTGTTCACGAATATGTGCAGGAATACCAAGTTGACCTGCCTTACCTAAAACACGACTACCACCATAAAAAATCATTTGTATTTCCTCCTAAAATTCAACATAATTTGACAACCTTGTAGACTATATCATATTTTGCACGAAATATTAAGGAGAAAAACAAGAAACTGACAACAAATATAATAAATTAATAAAATTTATGAATAAATCATAACAAACAATGGAAGAAATTAACGAATAATGGAGAAAAATGGAAGTTACATAAACATCTTATATTTTTCACAGAATACTTACAACACTTGAAATTTTGTAAAAAATATAGTAATAAAAATAGCCAGTCTGACGACTGACCTTTTCCCTCACTTTTTATCCTTCACTGGTTTTTTATATTTAAAATAAGTGTCCTCCCAAAATTTAGCGTTAGTCTTATATTCAAGTAGTTTAGTTACTAAAAAGGTAATAACGACCCCTTCAAATCCTGCAAAAGCAAACACCCAATCTATTTCAGGCATTATCTAAACCCCCTTAGAATAAAAAAGTCTACCTAACTTTTAGGTTTCCATCTTGATCTAAATTGCGCTCGCCCCAGTCCTCAAACCATTTGCGAACCTCTTTATACTTATGCGCTTCATCGTGACAATTTCGGCAAATCGTAACACCATTTCTTTTATGTCCAGTACCGCCTTGACTACGGAATATAATATGGTGCGGTACACTTTCTAAATAGGCGCTCCCACATCTTACGCAACGTCCACCATCACGTTCAAAAATCTCTTGAATGGTTTTAGCTGTAAAACGAGAAATAACCCCTTTTTTCGCTTTTAAACGCTTATGAGTTGGTTTCGGTACGGCACGCACTTCATTAAACATGACAAACCGCCTTTGCTAACGTACAGAGCAAGTAGAACAGCATGAGTAAATAAATCAGCTCGGTATGTTTCCGTTGCTTTTTCTTCATTAATTCATACGTTACTAATAGAACAAGAATTGAACCAGTTATTAAAATAATCATGTTATCTATCATCTGGACACCTCACTCAAAAGTATTGCCACGTTCTTCCGCACGGCCACCCTTAACCATATCTTTTATAGAATTAATTGCAGATTCATATGAAAGGGCGATCCCTTCCCATCGTTTAAAGTTCCCTTCGTGGTGAGAAGCTAGTTCCAGTTGTTCACCTTTTGCACGTCTTGAAAGATACTGGGCATCAGTTGAATTGGATAACTTGTCGTTATACTTTCCTAGCTTCACGTTCTCGTACATATTCGCCTGCTGAATTTCTGCATGTGCTTCATAATACTTTTGTTGCTTACGGTAATAGCCACTGATTAGATATGCGTAACGTTGTGCGTAAGAATACCAGTATTCCATTTTTGCCAGTTCTACACGTCCTAGAAGCGCCCCTTCATTCAAATGCACTTCATACGCTTCAATCTTCTTTAAATAGTCATTGTGGTTTTTCACGTAATTCAGAATGGCATTATCTTCCAAACCTTGCAATGCTTCAATTGTTGATGATACACTCATATTTTCACCCCATAAAAAAACTCCCTATAATATAGGGAGCATACGAATTTTTTATGGTTTTAACCGTCTGATTTTTTCTCTTAACGCTTCGTGGTGTTGAGTAGAACGTTCATATCCAGTGATAAATCTTTTTATTTCTTTTAGGGCGACTGACAATGCTTCGTACATTTCATCGCCTTCTTTGTATTCTTTTAGTTTACTTTCCGTTTTTGCTTGTTGATCCAGTAATATTGATACTTTGTTTTGGTACATATCAATACGTTCCGTTAAAGAAGCGATAATTACATTACATTCAGTTCTTGTCAGTAGGCTCATTTTTTATTCCCTCACATAAAGTCTGAATAAATAGTAACATTTGGAATTTGTGTTCATAATATTCCCTTTTTAATAAATGTAATTCACGTTGAGTTCGTAAGTGCATTAAACATAGCGTAACAACAATGAGGTTAAATGATATTACAAAGAATGTATCCATATTTTCATTTATTCCAATTCAAGAACTTCTTGTTTGTCTATTTCAGTTTCTAAAAATGGGAATGGTTCTTTATTATTCCCTTCAAATACCCAACGCAACTGTTTGATTGGTTGATGGTCAAGGAATTTTCTAAACGCTTTAAAGACAATTGCCATTAGTTCTAATTCCCACTTATTACCTTTTCTATCTGGTGGTGTTAATAAACGGTCACGCAAACGAATGACTGGTGAATCCATTTGAGGGTGATACCCACTAATTAAAGCATTTATAAATTCTTCTGCTTCTTCTTCATTGTAACGGCTACAAATAATTAAAGATGTAACGAGAATCGTTCCTGCACCACACTGTTTAAAAATTAACGACCTTTTCATTTTTAAAACCATGTACTGAATTTCTTCATTGTTATTCTCAACGTACTGGATAATATCAGCCGTTGAAACGTATCTGTAATTCGCTACGTCTAAACTGAAAGTTGATTTATCTTCGGTAGTTTCCCAGTGGATTAATCGTCTTGCCACCGCACCTGCTACAAATCCATTTTTAACATTCATTAATCCTAATACTTGACCAACATTTCTAAGTTTACTGTTAGTGTCAATTGTTCGGAAAGCGTGTGGATCTTCTATGTCGGTTACAATAATCATTGGAACTGGTACGCCTGCTTTGATAACCGCATTTAGACGATGTTGCCCATCAATTAATTCTCCATCTTTATTAAAACGAATGGTATCGCCATTCATTGACCACTTTCCATCAGCAATATCTTTAGACAATTTAAGAACATGAAATCGGTCTAACGGTCTGTTATTTTGATTTTTAGTTAAGTATTGAACTGCAATATCTGGTGTAACTAATACCTCATTGAATTTCATGACATTTTTCCCCTTTGTTAATTCTCTCTTTTTTATTTTTGTTCTTCTTCGTGCTGAACGACCTTTTGATATAGATTAACTAAATCATTCAACAGTTTTACTTGGTCTACTAACCAATAAACTTCATGTTCAAAATGAGTATATTTATCGCCATCTTGACGAAAAATAAAATCACTTTCTAATACTTTCTCGATTTTCTCTACTCGTTTTATATCTAACACAATATTCTCCTTCACAAAAAAATTACCCTTCCAGAGAGGAAGGGCAACTTGTTAGTTGAATTTTTCATATACAAAAGTCGCAACCTCTACGATGTCTAAATTATATTTTTGTAGGTCTTGTGGGTGCATGTAGTTGAATAACTCATACATCACATTTGTTTCATTGATTATCATGTTTTTTTCTGTTAATTCTGACAGAACCAAGTTATACAAATCGTTAAATGAATTACAGTATTCGCTTATCATCGGACAGCACTAATGAATCATGTTTTTTATTTTGTGTAACCATATCACTTACAAACGGTGAAGCAATGATTGGGCATTTATTATGTGAAGGTTGCCACCCTCTAATGATAAAACCTTTCGGTCTTGTCAGTTCACCGTTTTCTTTTGTCCATTCACCGTAAGTATCAACTAAATCAAAATAACCATGTTCATTTTTTGCTAAAAAATCTGCAATTGTATTAAACGCTTCTTGTACGTGTGTTGGAACGACTGGTGGTGCGACAATTGTATCTTCACCTAATAATTGATAATCACTTGGTAAAATTGTTGTACGTGGTTTTTGTTGACGTACCATTGACATTTATCATCTTCTCCTTTTTTAAAAAGGAAGATCATCGTCTTTTATATCTATTCCTTTTCCCCCAAATGGTTCGCTAGGGAAGTGCTTGTTATCTTGCTTCGGTTGTGAACTTCCATCTTTTGATTTTGGCTCTAAGAACTGCACACTATCTGCAACTACTTCTGTAACATATACACGTTTTCCGTCTTGACCTTCATAGTTCCTAGTTTGAATACGGCCTTCGACCCCTGCCAGTGAACCCTTTGTTAAATAGTTCGCCACGTTTTCAGCAGGCTTTCTCCATACAACACAATTGATAAAATCAGCATCACGTTCACCTTGCTCATTCGAAAAAGTACGATTGACAGCGAGGGTAAAGGTAGCAACAGCCACCCCATTCGGTGTATATTTCAAATCTGCTTCTTTAGTTAATCGTCCGACTAATACTACTCGATTTATCACGTATAATCCCCCTAATTTGCAATTAAGCTACTGGTTTAGTATTTTTTTCTTTTTGCTTTTTAATGTACGCTTCGACTTGGCTAATGCTTGCGATTATTTGTTGTGGTGTTAGGTTATCGACTGATTTAATGTTCAGCACCCCATACACTTCCTCAACTTTACGCCCAACCATTTCTGCATATTCCGTGCATAGTGTAACTAAATTATCAACTTGTTCATCGGTTGCTAAATCACGCACGTTTCCTTCTGCTTTTTCATGGAATCTGTCTGCATCGTCATGGTCAGTAGCAATAGAAAATTGTTTTAATAAGAAATACTTCTCACCATAAGTTAGCGCTTTACCAATTGCTTTTGCATTATCCCCAGTATCAAGACCCGAAGTAGACCACGGTATCACAACTTTTTCTTCGGGATTTTCGGCATTAACCCACGTCATTTTTAAATCGAGGTCATATTCGTAATTGATAACTAATACATTTTTTGCGTTCGTGCGTTCTCGTGCCACGAGTGTCTTACCAACAATTTCAGTTGTTAAAACAAGACCAACTTCATCTAACTTTTGACGAACAGCACCAATTACTTGTGAAGATGATACATAATTGTATTGCTGTGACTTTGCTTCTTTTTGAAGATAAGGAACAGATTTTCTGACTTCTAATAACTTTTGATAAATGTTTTTAACCGCCATGTTTACATTCCTCCTAAGTTTTCAACAGTGAATTTACGTGAAGGATTTCCCGTTTTGACAACTTCTTTATAAACGTCTGGATAGTCAGCTTGTAATTTCTTACTATCAACAGTAGTACGTCCTTTCACATTTCCCCATGCAACACGATAAGAAATTAACCCTCTATTATATTCAGCTTTTTTATAGTCACCAATTAGGATTTTTAACTTATTGGTACATTCAGCTTCTTGCTCTTTTAGGTGGTCAATTTGGAATTTCAAATTATCTCGTTTTTCCAGTAGTTCTTCAATGTCCAGTCCTTCGAGATAAAGAATTTCTTCGACTGTTCCTTGTGGGTACATTGTGTTTACGATTTCAGTTGAAGAATCACTTCCAGTAAGTTCTGGTGGAATGTCATTATCTAACCTTTCCATAAAGTGTTCAGCTTGGAATAAATAAGAATCAATGTATGCTTGGTTACGCTGTACTTCAACTTGGTGGAACGTGTTACCTCCGATTAGTACCGCAAAGTAACCCCATTCAAGTCCAGTTACAGCAAAGTAATGTTGAATCTGTGCATAGTAGCTTGGCGGTATATTACCATTCGCCCATTCTTTGCGAAGATACTCACTAGCCGTTTTGATTTCAAGTATTCCGTATTCATCAAGTTCTGGATCGTAAATTAATCTGTCAATGTTTGCAACTAGGTATGGAATGGTTCGGTGCTGAATTAAATAATGAAATTCATCAACCATTAAATGTTGGTTTTTTTCCTTAAACTTATTTGCAACAATCGGTTCAAGGATATTTCCCCATTCAACAGCTTCATTACTTACTTCGATGTGAGCCACGTTTTTCTTTTCTAAATAAAGTGTTGGTACGTCTTTATACTTATTCACTCTCATTAGAACACCTGCATCACTTCCACCGATAGTGTATGTGCCTAGTCCGTAATGATTCTTTCGTTGTTCTTGCCACTGTTCATGTGTCCAGTTAGAAAAATCAGCGACTACATTAAAATGACTTACGACTTTTTCACTTAACATGGCGTTTGCCCCCTTATTTTCCCAAATGCCACCACCGTTTGCGTTTTGGTTCGAGGACGTTGATGTTTTTTCTAAGGTTGCGTACTTCTTGTTCGAGTTGTTCTAGTTGTTTTTTTAATAGAAGTAATTCCATATCTTGCCCTTCGGACTTTTCCTGCAAGCGTTCAATGTTGGCACTGGAACTTAAAATAAATTCTTCCAATATGTGCATGTTGCTTTACTCCTTTTTTGACTGAACATCACCGTTTGTTTCAATCCATTTAATAATGAGATCGGTCATTGTTAAGTTTTCTTTTTCGGCTATTTCTTTCAGCTTCTTCTTTAGGCTTACTGGCAAATAGATAGATAACGGCACACGCCCTTCCATTGTTTCACCCCTTTTCAGAAAATTTAAAATCATACTTTCATTATATTATAGTCAAGTTTTTCCGTCAATATGTATAGACGTATAGATAAAAAGAATAAAAAAAATATTCACTCTCTTTCTTTTCATCATAAAGGTGCGCACCAGACAATAATATAGAAAGAAGGTATTCACCAGTGAACACCTACACTGTTCTTTGACAATTGGATAGTATCTAGTGAATAACCAGTGAACACCCATTTAAAAAGGGGGGACGTTGGCTATTTTGGAAGCGACCAAGCGACCGACCGACCCTGCGAAAATTCTGAAAATTGAAAGGGGTAAGAAAATGGGGGAGAAGGATAAGTATTTTAATCGCATATCAAATGGTAAACCGAAGCGCCCTACTCAACATGACATTAAACGTGAAATTCTAATTCAAAAAGTCCACCATATTGATCGCCATGTTGATATTAAAGTGTATGTGACGGAAGAAGAACACGCTTATTTAAATCAACAAGCAAAATTTAAACAAAGTTCCGTGACAAAGATTTGCACAAATGCACTAAAGAAAGTAACGTCAGAATACCGTGAGTTTCCAGAGTTTGAATACGAAAAATCAGCTTATATGGTTCACTTTTCTGTTCCTCGTGCTTGCTACAATCAAATTGTGGGTCATTCCGTGAACTGGAAGTGCAGTATAAGAGAAGCAACACAACGAGTTTTTAATTATGGGTATGAACTAGGTTTGTTGTAATGGTTAGAATATTCAGTGAATTGAATTTACTGGAAGTAGAGGAATGGCGATATGGAACGAACCGAGAACAACGCCAGTATAAAAGGTATAAAAAAGGGAAACAATTTCTAACCGTTGAAATTCCGCACAAGGTTTTGCAACGTGCAAGAGTTTTTTGTGATGATGTAACGGAAATGCAAGTTCACTGGGAGTTTGAGCTGAACGATCTATTCAAAGTTTTAGCAACGAATTTCATTCTTTGGTTACGTGAACAAAGTGAACCAACAGATGTATATGAAGGACTTCAAAATATGTATCAGCATTTTAAACGAACTTATAATGGGGTAGAGAAAAACCATACACATCTAGTTGGGTTTCACCGTTCCGATTACAGACCAGTGACCGTTGAACTTGAATATGGAACGATTCATCGGTTAGAAGTGTTGCTTGAAGATATGGACTATCTGAAACCAAAACACGAGTACACAGTCGAAAATGTTGTTTCTTCCTTATTATGTGACTACATTAATAAACTTCAAACGGACGGTAAGGGAGAAATTAAGAAGATGGTCAATTTCATATTAAGAGAATGGGGTGAAACGATTGAAGAAGAATGAGGAAATTGTGTTAGCTGTTGATGGTGGTTCGTATAATGTGAAAACATGCGGGGAATGTGGTCTTGATAAATTTCAATCAGCTATTGGTGAATATAATGAAGGAGAAATGGAAAGTTTCGGGGCAGACGATATGGTTTGGGAATATAAAAATGAAGATATGGAAGATAAAGGGTTTGCAGGAACTATCGCAAGGTACGAAAGTGTGAGTGGTGGGTCAAGGAAAGATATGAGTAAAAACAATTATGATGGTCAGCTTCGAATTTTACTTGGGGTTCATCGGTATTTAACGAAATACGATTTAAACCCTAGCACAATTCATTTAATGATAGGTCAACCAATTGAAACAAATGTGAAAATAGAAGCAGATGAAATGAAACGGACATTTACAGCCTTTACCCATCAAATGAAAGTGAATGGTGTTGAACGTATTCTTCCTATTAAAACTGTAACAGTGGTTCCAGAATGTGCGATTAGTTTTCAGCTATATCCAGTTCAAGAGGGAATTGTTCATTTTGTCGATGTTGGAGGGTCAACAATCAACTACGCTACTTATGAAGATGGTAAGTTTATTCGGTTAAAAAGTGGCACTATACCAGTCGGTATGAATACCGCTAAAAATGGAGAAACACAGTTAAGCACCGTTATTCGTTCCCTTTCTTTAAAAACACATGACTGGGGAAAACAAGAAAAGGTGTTTGTTCTTGGAGGGATCGCAAAAGACGTTCATAGCCGATTAATAAGAGATTTTCCAAATGCGGTAGTTCTCTATCCAACAGTTCATGAAAATGGTGAACCGAAAATGGTTCTTCCTACATTTAGCAACGCAATAGCTATGTACCGAGTGGGGGTTCAATTATATGGCCAGAAACAGAACGAGTAAAGGGAAGCTACTTAAACGGTATAGTCTAGTCTTAAACGTCCTTGATGATGACCAAAATAACATGCACGAATACTTAGAAAAAAAAACCAACGCAAGTGCTTATTTAAAAAGTTTAGTTACCTTAGATATGAATAAAAACAGTCTACAATCGCATCAACCAGAGATTCCAATTACTTATGAAACACCACCAGTTGCACAAAATCAAGAATTCACAAACCAACCGACCGACCGAAAAAACGCTCCCCCACCAAAACAAGCATCAATTTTAAGTTCTGGGATACCGATTTTTTAATTGACGACTTTATTAGTTATGTTATAATAAACGCACACACACCGTTTTTTGTAATAAACACACAGACATAAAAAGCTAGTTGAGTGCAATTCGCCTGCATAGTCAACTAGCTTTTTTTGTGCTTATTTTAAACGTAAATTTCTTTTATGTTCGGATCATCATGTTCATTCGGCATTATCTTGGTGTAATACGGTGGAATCGTTTTGCGAATATCTTCTATTGTATCTGCTAATGTATAACAATTTGTTGGTTTATCTGTATCAAATAACCTTGCTACAAAGTGTTGTGGAAAATCTAACGGTTTTTCATACACAACAATAATAGGTAGTTCTATATCAGATAAATCTAAATCACTAAAATGGTTAATGGGTTCGTTTATCATTTTATTTTTTCCCATTCAATTTATCAATCTCTTTAGTAAGTAATCGTAACCCTCTTGAACTAACTGTAATTTTCCCATCTAATATAGAGATATTATCCCTAGACGTTTCACCAGTGATAACACAAGTGTTGTCATTTTTATACTTTTTAATAATGACACAATCATCTTCAACAAACATTTCGATTGGGTCATATTCATTAAATTCTAACGTCTTTCTCATTTCCTTTGGTATAACAAGTCTACCTAACGGATCAAGTTTTCGCACCATACCAGTTGCTCTACGCATTTTTCTCCCGCCTTTTTGTTGTAATCGTCTAAATTTTACCATATTTTGAATTAATAGGTATAAAAAAAGAACACGCCCGATGTCGTAGACGTGTTCTTTTCCACCAAATATAGAATACAGAGTTTTATCGTACCTTTAATGTATCAAATCACTTCGTATTTGTAAATGGTTTATATACTACCCCAACCACTTTCAGCAAGGCTTTTGCAACAACTTCTGCTACTTCATTTTGATTAGCTTCTGCTGTAATAAAATCAGTATCAGCTTTCGTATCTACAAATAAAAATTCACCAAGTACAACAACTGGTTTTGATTTATCAATAATCGCTACCCCACCTAAATGACTGTCTTTACTTGATTTAAGGCCACGGTCTTTAAAGCCTTTTGATACAAAGTAGCTTGCAATGTCACTGTGAATTTGTTTTGATGTGTCATTCTTTACGTTAAAGCAAAGTGATTCATAACCAGTTCCCCCACCTGCATTTAGATGGAAAGAAAAACCTAAATCAGCTTTGTTGATGATTGCAATTCGTTTACCTAAATCATCATTCTTATTTTCACGTACATCACTCTTAGTTGATAATGAGTTGTCAGACGTGCGAGTAAGAAGAACATTGATACCGTGGCGCTTTAAAACGGTTTCTGTTTTCTTCATTAATTGAAAAGCAACAATGTACTCTTTTACAAAACCTACTGCACCTGTGTCTGGTAATCCATGACCGGCATCTAATACGATTGTTTTAGTCATTTTTATTATCCCCCTTATTTTTAATAATCTCTACGGCTTGGGCTAACACTTTTGGAATGGGTAAACCGATTCTGGAACTATTTTCGATGATGGATAAAATTTCATTGGCGATATAAAAGTACGTTACCGCACTTGAAACCATACTGACTTCTCCAAGTATCCTATCTATTAAATGACCAACAGCTACAAGTGAAAACATAGCCATTTTCTTAGCAATCCCTCTAAAGCCAACTTTACTTGATAATTTACCTTCAATACCACCTGCAAGACCCCCAGTTAAGTAATCCATACATGCAAGCGTTAAAAGAACACCAAGCGCAACTGACCAACCACCAAACAAATATCCCACCACCCCTCCTAGTAAGCCTGCTTCTACACTAAAATGATTCCATTTCCCCCAGTTCATATAACGACCTCCTATTCCTTTAAAGTGTAGAGGACAATATATGCTAAAAAAACGCAAAAAAAGAGGGGCATTACACCCCTCTCCTTTACTTTTTACGAAGTTGTTTTTCTTGCTCTTTTTTCTGTGCATTGTATTGTTGTACCCAGTTCCAAACTTCATTTAAGTTGTTCTCGTCATGTGGCTTATATTTGTTACCAATTCGAGCAATATCCATGCGTGCTTTTTCAAGTTTTGATAAGTAATCTTTTTTCTCTTGTGGTGAGATATTCGCATTACTCACATCACGCTTCATTGCACCGATAGTTGTCATAGTTGAACGCATACCCTCATATGATTTTACAATCTCATTTGGGTGATACTTTACTCCGTACCTATCTTTTGCCCCTTCTACGACTTCATGCGCTTTGTCATAAAATTTAGTCGTGTTACGTGATCCGAATTCATCATTTGTATAGAACATGTTACCAACCACTGGTGTATCTTTTTGTGGTTTACCCATGAACAGTTCTAGTGCGCCTGCACCGTATTTTCCAAAGAACCCTTTGATAAAGTAATCCATTTTCATTGGAGAAATACCGCCAAAATACTTCATATCTTCTGGTGACTTCCCTTTATTCACATAGTCAAAGTACGCTTTTGCTTGCCACTTACTAAAGCTACTTGTGTTTTCGTCATATTGTTCCAATGTTGGTTTCTTTTGTAAGTAGTCTGGAACAATCGGTGAACCAAAATACGTTTTGTTGCTATTCAGTTCTAGCATTGTGCTAATCCAAATTGGTACAACTGGCATACTGAACGCTTGGTCAATTGGGTTGAACCAATCCTCACCGATTTTACGTGCTTCTTCGCTACCAAACTGAGAATCTAAAAATCTTTCTACATAAGCCATCGGCAGGGCATACATAAATGGTTTTGCAATCGCAATATACCCGAACCCAGTTGGCATTAACCAATAACGGTCACGGAAATATGACGGAATATCATCGTATTTATCATCACGGTCTAATGCTTTCGCTAAGAAGTACATCATTAAGGTAATCGGTAGAATTTTCATTGCCATACGCCCAAGCACACGCTTCGGATTTGTTTTAAACTCCGTTGATTCACGGTACATACCTTGTATGCTACCATGTGCGAATGATACTGGCATTGTCACTTTACGGAATCCTTGATTTACACCATGTAAACGGAAGTTCGTTGTAATGATATTCGCTTCGTGACCTGCTGAAATAAAAATCTTTTCAACCTTCTTGCGATCCTCGGCCGATAACTTCTTACGTCCGTCCATAATGTCATTGAATGATAGTCCTTCTTCTTCTGCTAGTTTCTGAATCATCGCAAACCATTGACCCATGCGGTGAATACTTTCACCTTTATGGAGATACGCACTCGGATTAAAGACTTTAAATAATTTATTATTTTTTAACTTAAACAATGTCGGGTCGCCAGTTGGAAGTAAATCTTCCATTTTATTTGCTTTACGGAAATTTCGTAAAACAGATTCAGTTGAAGCGCTCATGCCCCCACTATTGATGTATTGTTCAGTCGTATTTTTATCCATTCCAAGTGCAAGTGCTGTACCTTTGAATAAAGAGTATATCGCCCCTCGGCCACTGTTCGTTTGCATTGCTGTACCCATTGTGTCACGAACTAATGAATCTGTGATGAATTTTGCGGTTGCGATATTTGTTAAACGTGTAAATCCAGATAGTCTACTTACAATTCGTAAATATGCTCCAACTGTTAGAGGTTGCATACTTGCTAAAGCATTATAAATATCTGGTGCAACTCGCATGAAAACTGGAATACGTTTACCTTTACTGTCATACTTCCAATTCATCAAGATTGGTTCTTTACTGCTTAACTGGTCACGTTTCATGAAAATCTGGAATACGTGTCCAGATAGAGAACCTTCTACATCATCTGGGTTAATACCTAAATCTTGATTAAGGATCGTTGCAACAGCTTCATCAATTTGCCCTGCTGAAATTCTTGCTACATAGCTTTGTGAAGGAATGATTTCACCAAATTGCCCCATACCTTCGGTTCTAAGTGCATTTTCTAAGCTATTTAAGACCCCTTTAAATTCTGCACTCGTTTCTGTTTCAACTAGCTTATACATTGAAGCTGTTAAGAAGTCTAACACAATCGCTTGTTTACCAGTGTAGGTTTTAACAGTTTGACGTGCTGATTTACGTTGTCCGTCTTGGCCGTTCAATCCTTCTCTCTTACTTGCATAATATGTTGGAATGTAGAAACTTGAGCCTTGTTTTACTTTTTCTTTTGTAATTTCATCAATGACTGTTCCTTGAAGTGCTTTTTCTAAGACGATGTTACTTAGGTTTTCTGTGTACTCTTTAACGATATTTTCAAGGAATGGGAATAATTGTCTGCTATCCTCGATAATTTTCTTCGTTAAATTTTCACTCATTGGGTTCACTTCAAACTTCTGTTCACCATCTTGGTTGAGCCTTGAATAACGTTCATTGTATCGGTATGCCTGCATAATAACAGATAATGTTTCAAATGCGCTCATATCATTTTCTTTTCCAAGAATTGTATCAAGCGCTTGTTGAATAGCAGGACTTCTCATACCATCAAGTGCTTTACCTTTTAAGGTTAAATTGATTTTTTCAAGTCCGTCCATTGCTACTTCTTGCAAGCTACGTGAACTAATTGCGTGAAGGTTCGCAAGTTCTTTAGGATTAGTAATACTTGAATCTTTTTTGTATTCTTTATAGAAATTTTCATAACGTTTTAGTGTACTTGGTGGAACGACTGTTTTATCTTCACGTTCTATCGCAAGGTATAAATCATGTAAGTGGTCTGGTAATTCACTGAAATTATCATACTGAATGATATTACGTCCACTGTTATCCTTCGCCCAACCAGTAAAGCTATTAATCGCTTTATCTCGGCCTTCACCTGCAAGTACCACACGTTTCACTAATTGGAAGTCTTTAATGTCACCATTCGCTTTTTCCATATCTTGAAATGGTATTGTGAAATCAACTAAGTCAAATACTCTACGTGCTACGAATCCTTTGACTGTTCCAGTTAATTTTTTACGAATTGGCGCATGTTTATCAACTTTCCCAACTTTGTATTCTTCACCGATCCCTTTTGAAATCTTATCGTCTTTTGGGAATTTAACTGTTCCAGAACCTCTTGTGAAGCTATCGCCTTCTGTATCCTTCGTTGCCCACTCTTTAGCATCATCAAAAGCACTTTTCAGTTCCTTGTTTCCTTCGATGAACGTATCAATGAAAGAAACTGATTGTGGTGCTAGTTGTTTCGCCCCTTCATTGTCGATAAAGTACATCTGGAATAGTTCAGCAAGACCTTCTTCTGCAACTTCTACTGGGTTTAATCCAGTTAAATCTGGGTACACTTCATTCGCTACATGTGTTAATTCTTTTTCGAGTGATTTAAACACATCGAATCCAACATTATTCACAAACGCATGACCAAGTTCATGTGCCGTTACACGTAAGTTATGAACTTCTACCCCTCTAACGTTACCAGTCTTTCTGTGCGTATCATACATCGCTCTAACTTGCGAGCCACCACGGACGTATCCTTCACGTAAAACCGTATCAAGTGCATTGGCTATTCTATCACCAATTTTCTTCGCAACCTTCGGACTAATGACATTCGTTGTACCACCATCAAGACTTGTATCTAATAAGTTTTTGATACGGTCTTTTTTACCTGCTTTTAAGTTTTTAGCTGTGTTATTTTCACCTTCTGCTTTTGTGCGTTGTTCAGCTTCTTGTTGTCTTATGCTTTCAGCATTGTGTTTACGTTTTGTTGCTTCGCCCTCTGTAATCCCTTTACGGTCTGTACGTTGGTAGTTGCGAATAAATTCCGTAACTGGCATTTGTTCTGAATTACCAGTCGTATAAATTTCGTGTTCTGTTTCATTTCCCGCACCGAATAAATCTGGATCACTAGACTTCGTAATATCTGTGATTTCTGAAACAACTACATCTGTTTTATAGTCTGGTTTATCTTCTTTAAGTTTCTGCTTATTTTTCGAAGGAACTGCACGGTAATCAATACCAGTCACCGTATAAAGTTTTCCGTCAGCTCTAAATACAGTATCAAAATTATTTGTTAATTCATGTTGTAAGGCTTCTTGACGTAAGCTAATGACATTGTTTTCAAGTTCTCTTAGCTTATCGCCCTCGGTGAAGTTTTCCGTTGCTTTCTTCTCTGATTCTTTTTTCGCAACTTCTAGTTCAGCTAACTGTTTTTCAGTGTATGGAGAATAACCTTTCTTCGCTAATGTTTCTACTGTATTTTCAAGACGTGCCATTGTTCCACGTCCTTCACTAGCAATAATATCACTAGCTTGAGTACGATTATAACCATTTACTGTACCGTCTTTTGCAATTTCACCGATTATTAAACTTTCATCAAGACCTAATGACTGATATGCGCTTTTACGTCCGTACATTACAACGTCCACACCACCAAGTTGACCAAGAACCTCTTGATAGTTTTGTTTACGTTCTTTTTTACGAATGTCTAACACTTTCTCACGTAAGGCTTCTGTACCTTCCTTACGGTCTGTAAATGTTTTTCCGTCCATCACTAAATGAAAATCATCGCCACGAGTTGATTTAGCTTTTGCTTCTAACTTTTTATCAAAAGCAAGGGTTTCTTCTAAACTAGCTTTCTTCTCTGGGTATTCAGCAATTAGTTTAATTGCTTTCCCTTTTTGCTTCGTAAACTCACGCTGTAAATCAACTAAACGTCTAATCTCTTTTTCTATTTTCATTAATTCAATCATGCTCGTGTTACCAGTTGCACTCGCTTTGATTTCAGAAAAACTCATAATCTGTTCAGCGATTTCGTCCATCGAACGAATTTCAGTACCACCAGACATTACCTGTGCGATGAATTTCGCTTTGCTTTCAAGGGTATTCCACATTAGGGCATCAAAACTTCCCTCGGTTACATAAGTCTTTATCGCAACATTTGGATTGAAGTTCCCTTGACGGATAATACGTCCCTCACGCTGTTCGATGTCGGCAGGTCGCCAAGTGGGATCAGCATGATGTAGCATTGTTAGACGTTTTTGTAAGTTCATACCAACGCCCATTTTTCCAGTTGAACCAATTAATATTCGAATTTGCCCATCATTAAATAATTGAGATAATTTTTTCTTTTGGTCTGGTTTATTGTAATCGTGGATAAAGGCGATATGGTTTTCATCTATACCAAGTTCTACCAAACGATCTTTTAGGTTTTGGTACATACTTTTGTCAAACGCACTATCGTTATTACCTTCATCATCTTCTTTTACTTTGTCACTTGCTTTTGGTACACCAATATCCATGAATACAATCTGCGTACCATTATCAAACTTAAATTCTTTCCCTTCGCCATCAACACCTACATTATCTTTTGTTGTTCGTTTGTACTCGTCAACTACTCCATTTGCAATTTCATTTAACTTGCTTCTTGGGTCACTCTCGGCTGTTCCATCAAATAAACGATAATCAAGCGCTAGTTGTTTACCTTCACCAGTTAGTTTCAGTGGATTGTCTTTAGAAGGGTCGTCAATTCCATTCGCTACAACTTCAGCACGTTTGACTATTATTTCTAAGTAAGTCCGTTGCTTTTCGTTCATAGGTGTTGTGATGGTAATACGGTCAGCATTTGGTCGTTTTAAATACGGAATATCATCAGCCATTTTTATATCAGCAATTGACTTAAAGATACGCATAAGTTCAGCTACACTTGTAAATTTAGAAAAACGAGTTTTCTCAACGAATTTTCCTGCGGTATTTAATTCAACAGAATTTACTGTTGATCCAAACATCTGCGCCCAACCATCAAAATGTTCCATACCTAGCTGTTTTAATTCATTTGGTGCAAGATAACGAAGTGTTGTAAACATTTCAGCCATACTATTTGCAATGGGTGTACCAGTTGCAAAAACAACTTTACCGTTATTCTTATTCATATAGGAAGTTTTCATATACATATCAAACGCTTGTTGGCTATTTGAATTTGGCAAACCACCAATGCTTCCTAGTTTTGTATGGTATTGCAAATTCTTATAGCTGTGTGCTTCATCGACAAATAAAGCATCAACGCCTAATTCTTCAAATGAAATCCCTAAATCTTTTTTATCTTTCTGCATTAAGGTTTCAATCTTTGCTTCATGCTTTTCAATCACTTTTTGAATTTCTTTTACTGTTGGCGACTTCCCATCTTCACTTTGTACGCTTTCAAGGAACGAACGTAATTTTGAAATTTCAGAATGAAGAAACTCTTGTTCATTCTCTGGGTTCAGTCCAAGTCGTTTAAAACTTTCGTAACTCATAATGACTACATCATAGTCACCATATTTTACATCAGCTAATGAACGGAAACGTAAAGCACGGTTCTTTTCAACTTCCATTTCGTACTGTTCATCGCTCCACTTAGCATTACGAGTAATTGTGATCCCTGCAATATCCTTTTCTGTTTTCCCAGTCCCAATGACTTTGATTTTAGCGTTCGGATACGAATGTTGGAATTCCCTTGCGTGCTGTTCCATCATAAAAGTAGGAACAACCATCATTGGTTTTTTGATAATTCCTAGTCGTCTACCTTCCATGATTGAAACTTGCATTTCTAAACTTTTTCCCGCACCCACAACATGTGCCAGTAACGTATTTGCTGAACGTAATATACGCATAACCGCATCTTTTTGGTGCTTGTATAACTTATAAACTGGGTTTAGGTTCGGAATTTCAACTGGGTTTTCATCAGTTCCATACATTCTCTCGCCATCGTATGTTCTTGGAACAACACTTGTGAATGAATCATTATAGAGTTTCGTTAAATTTTCATTTACATCTGGTTCACCAATGACGAATTGTTTTAATTCATTCTGCAACTGTTCAACCACACGGTTAGAGATATTCAAGATTTCTTCCCTTGCTTTATCTTGTTCACGCATAGGAGTATTTTCTACATCTAACGGTGGTTTTGATGATTTCATATTCATTAAATCTTCAATGACTTGGATTCCAGTTTTTCCATACTTCGCATACTTGTGGCTAATCGCAAATGTTTCATTATTATGATGAGAACGTCCAGTTGTCGATTTTAACCCCCACGTTGCTGTATCAAAGTTATGTGTGACTGTTACATTACTTAAACCAAGCGTTTTTTCAATGAATCGTTTGTAAACTTCTTTTGGAATCCACCCTTGTCCAAAACGAATGTCGTCAGCAATTTGTTCCATTGTTAATTGTGACGGAAGAACCTTTTCAAGTTCTGCAATATTACGGTTTAATCCATTCGCTTTTGCTACTGCTAATTTTTTAGCGATATTTCCACTTAAATACTCATCGTCCGTTACATACGCTTTTTCTTGTGGGTCATAGTAAATGTGACCATCTTTTTCAAGTTCTGCGATTGTATCGTCTTTTGATTTACCAAGTAAGTCGGAAACTAATTGAAGGTCTAACTCACCACGATGAACAAGTGATAAATTAAGCGCTTCTTTTACATTACCTTTTGTATCCATTACAACATCTGGAAATGTTTGACGCGCCTTGAATAAATCAACTTTTGCCCACTTCTTACCATCTCGTTTTTCAAGTGAACGAAGCATAGCAACTGTATGAACATCTTTTTCAAATGGTGTGAGTACCCCTTGTTTATTCATTTCACCGTGGGTTTTCACAAAATCATCATACATTTTATTTAACGCTTCACGTTCTTTTACCATATCTTCTGACGGAATGGCTTTGTTTTCTTCTTTTGCCATTAAGTCTAAGTAAGATTGGCGAACCTTTAATGAATCTCTTAATACTGGAACGTGTTCTTTTGCTACTTTATATGGAATCCATTGACCATATGTGTACTGGAAGAATACACCACCACGCTCATGAATTGCCCCTTCATGTTGGCCGATTGTTTCTTTTGCCCAGTCCTCACTTACAGCGTTATTCACTTTTACTGGCACATCACTTACCGCATTACCGTGAATAAAACGATTTTCAAAAATCTTTTTAATCGTTTCAAAAGCCTTTTTGAACTTTTCTTCGAATCCATCATTCGTAAACACTAGTTCGTCATGGTAGCGAGTACCTTCTTTCATTCCCCCTGCAAGTTGCTCTGGGTTTGCAATGAAGTATTCATTTAATTTACTGCGACTTCTACCGTCATAGCTGACATTTTCTGCGATACGTGAAGATGTGTGATTACTACCTTGTACTTTTTTACGGAAAAATAAAATATCCGTTGCAACATTTGTGCCTGCGTGTTTAAATGCTCCTTGCGGTAAACGGATCGCTTCAAAAAAGTCTGTATTCGCTTCAATATATCCACGAACTTGTTGACTTTGCCATTCCTTCCCATCAAGTGAGCTAGTCGAAGTGATTAATAAACCAATACCACCTTCTTTTAAAAGGTCTAGGTTCTTCACTAGGAAGTAATCATGCACGTTATGTGTCGCATAAGTCATTAAAACTCCGTTATGGTCTAATTTCCCTTTTGGTAGACGGTTGCCTTCTTCGTCTTTTTTCTGACCTTTCGTTTTGTCCGTGTAAGTTAAATCATTTACTTTCTTATCAACGAACGGAACATTACCAATAACAACATCAAAGCTACCTTCGGTTGCGCTAAAATTTTGGAATCCCATATGATGATGGGTTTGGTTCGGATACAGTGCCTTTGTAATTCGGTGCGATAAATCATTCAGTTCAACTGTTGTGAATTTATGTTTCCCTTTTACTTCATCAACTGGGAACGCTCCAACAAACATACCGTTACCAACTGAACTTTCTAAGATTTTTCCACCATCAAAGCCTGCTCCAAGTAATACATCATACATTTGACTAGCGATTTCGTGACTTGTGTAAAAACTTGTTAAGACTGTATCACGCATACCTTCCCACTCTTGCTGTGTAATCAATCCACTTTCTACGTGTGACTGTAATTCAGCATATTGTGGTTTTGATCGGTCAAAATATTCTGGTAAACCGCCCCAACCTTGATATTTAGCTAGAGTATCTAATTCCTCTGCTGTACCAAAACGGTCTTCACGTTCTAACATTTTAAGAACGTTAATTGCTTTTATGTTGTTCTCAAAACGTTTTTTTGCATTTGGTTCAAAAATATCCTCTGTAATTACATGGTCTAACGGAACAATTCGCTCATGAGGGATTCCATTATTTGACGGTGACGTGATAGTATCTCCTGCTGATCCATTCGGTTGTTTTGTCCCTTGATTGGATTCTGTACTAGGCTTGCTGTCATTTGTTCGTTTACTGCCGTCATTAGGTCTTTCTCCGTCTTTTCCAGAAACAGTTTCAGTTGGTTTGTTTGTTTCAGTTCCTTGTACTGGTTCGGTTGGCGTTCCATTAGGTAGCTTTCCAGTTCCGTTAATGTTGGAAACATTCTTTTCACCCTCTTTATTTAATCTTTCGAGCGCTTTAGCAATAACTAGTTTTGATGAACGGTCATTAAACATTTGGTCTAAGACTTTCATTTCACCATCACGATTATTTTCCATCGCATCATTCATACGGTCTACTACCCAGTCTGTGATATGTCTATTGAATATCATTGACAAGTTATTTACTGAATCATTTGGGTTTTCTTTAACATATGTTTGGAAGTTAGGAAAGTTTGCTAATTTCTCTGCAAAGTGATTTACACCGTCAGTAAATTTTTCAAGACTTGCTTCTCCGCTTCCCAAATCGGTATTCCCTTTGCCAGTAACGTCTGCATTTCCTTGTTCATTTCCTTTTGTTTCTGTATCGCTAGGGTTTGGAGTTGATGAAGGCTCATCTCCTTGTACTTCATTGGTTGTGTTCTCTCTAGGTGTTGGAGAAACATCAGTCCGTACCTCGTTAGCATTGTTTTTCACCTCTTGACCAAGCATTTCTTTTGCTGAATCTAATTCTTGTTGCCTTGCAAAATTAACTGTATTATAAAAATCCTCTAAATTAAAGAAACCATGCTTTTGAACGAAACTCTGTGCAGATGGAATACCGTATGCTACATCTCTTAATTCTTGCAATTTCGAACCTTCCATTGCATATTCCATGTTCATGTAATCATTTACATCAGCTACACTAAAGATATGCTTCATTTTCTTTCCATTAATATCTTCATTGCGATATGGCATACCTAACAATTCGCCTTTAATTGGGAATATCCATTCTTGCTTAGGTTCTTGCCGTCCGAAACGCTCCATTGGTGTGAATTTAACAGTTGCAGATTTTTTATTTTCACTGTATGCCATTTCTGGGAATCCACTACCATCAACGCTATCTTCATCTAATTCAGCTTGTTTAAAATCTTCGAATTTATTATATCGTTCAGCAGTATCAACAAATGTTTTTAGTTGTGGTTTTTTAAGTGCTTCAACTTTTTCTTTTAAAATTTCAGAAGGAGGAACTACATCGTCCTTATTCCAAAATTGCATTGCGCCATGACTTTCCATTCCCGAAACTGTCAATCCTGCGGGTGCTAATACTCTTAACATTTCACCTTCTTTATAATCTGTTTCGAGTACCCCAGTAACATTACTTATCTTGTTTTTTACAAATGCACCTTTTTTAAATTCAGTTTCATTTTTTGTGACCGTTTCTGACCCTTGACTTTCATTTACACGTCCATTATCTTGCTGTGTAGTTTCATTATAAGTAGGAAGTTTTTTATTAATACGGTCAAGTGCTTTTTGCATACTAATTGTAATGCCATTTGGACGGTTACGTTCATATGTTACTTTACCAATATGTGCAGACTTACGTTTGAATCTTTGGTCTGTTATTAATCGTTCTAGTTCATGTGGTAAACGGCCATCGAATGTATAACGAATAATTTTACCATCTTTTTCAAGTTTTCCTTCTTTTGCAAATGGAATTTGAGCGTATCTTTCTGCTTCACTTAGATTTATGTCGTTCATGATCTCATTCATACGTGCAGTGTGTTCAGATAACGTATTGATATTGTCATTTATTTGTTTTTCGTCTTGCGCTTTTTTATCTTTCTTAGCTTGTTCTTCTTGACGTTTTTCTTCTTCTTTTTGTGCTTGTTCTTCTGCAATTTTACGATTTTCTTCTTCTGTTGCTTGACGTTCTGCTTCTTTCATACGGTTAAAATCTTCCGCATGTGCAGGGTCTTCCGTTGGTGCATTTTCCCCTAAAATTTGATTACGGATATTGTCAATTTCATGGGTAGTTAAACTCATTTCTTCCCACATTAATTTCTCTTGAATGTTATTGGTAGACAGATAAGGGTCTTTTTCTAACATATCCTTAACAGCATTATATTCTTCTGAATGGTTCGTTTGAACTTCTTGTCCACCATCAATAAAATCTTTTGTCATTTCAATTACATCATGGTTCGTTTCTGTGTAACGGTCTGGATAGTTTTCTACTAATTTTTGTTTCATTTCATCTATGTTCATATCAAACATATTGTAAACGTCCCAACCGTGCTGTGTATCTTCTAATACAACAGCTACATGACGATCCATTTTCCGTATCTTATTAACAAGAGATTTTCTTTCTTTCTTACTTAATGCTTGATAACGGTCATATTCCATTAAATGATGATAAATATGTTCGTCCTCTGGACTAATATCTTCTGCTTTACTGCGTTCTTTTTCTGCATACGCTTCTTGTCGTTTTTGATTTTCTTCTTCTTGTTTACGTTGTTTTTCTTTTTCAGTTGCTTTATCTTCTTTGTTTTGTTCAACTTGCTTTTTAAAATTATCTAAATGGGTTTGAAGTCCTTGATTAAACTCGATACCATTCGCTTCTGCAAATGCTTTTAGTTCTTCAAGTTTTTTCATTCGGTGCTGTGGTGTACGTTTGCCCATTGTGAAAAATTCTTTCTTCATTTCATCAAACTGTGCTTGTGCGCCTTTTTCAGACGTGCGACCAGTTTCGGCTACTTTTCCAGTGCCTTTTTTATGTTGCCATTCATATAAACGTGATGTTGGAACAACATGTGTACCAATTTTTCCTCCTGCATCAACCGTGATGTAATGTCCACTTGGATCACGTTCGATTACCGTACCTCTTGTTGAATAACCGTCATTTAAAACTTTTGAAGCATTGCGTATTGGTTCTCCTTCTTCATCAAGTGAATCAGTCGTATACGATTTCCCTTTAAAATCGTGAATAACTCGCCAACCTACTGTATCCCCTACATGATATGGGTGGTCAATCATTTGTGGTTCGTGGCCGAAACTATCGAAAACTTGTTTCAATTCTTCATGGTTATCCATTTGTTCAATTGGAATACTGTAAGTTTGATGATTATTTGAATTATGGTCATGCACATGAACTGATTTTTGCGCTTCAAATGGTCTTGTAGGGTCAATATGAAAATCCTTATCTACCTTAAATGGTATGCCATTTTTTGAAACTATTTGACCTTTAATAAAGAACGGTGAATCTACTGTTGGTTCATTTACTGGTTGTTGCTCTTGAACTGGTTGATGAACTTCTTGTACTGGCACATCATGGATTGGTGCATTTGCTAATACTTCTGCATGGTTCAATTGTTCACCAAAATAAGCATTGTTAATTCGGTTTACGTCACGGTTTGTACGTGCTGTGTCCATTTCGTTTATATAATCATGTTGGTCTTGTGGTGATAACTGTGAAAAGAATGGATACAGTGCATCTTCTGTATGGTGAAGTGGATCATCATTTAATTCTGGTTTCATAAATTTTTGAACTAAATCACTTGCACCTTCTACATGATTAACGTTATTTGGATTACGAAGAATCGCATGTGTTGGAATTTCTTGTGTTGCACCAGTTTTTGTATTTTTAACTGTTGTTTTATCAAGGTTCGGACTATATCCCATTACTTCTAACTGATTTTTACCAGTCGTTACGGTACTTCCAACTGGAATCAATTGGTCAAGAATGTTCTGTTTATCGTAATGGAATGGGTCGCTATGATGTGGTTGAACTTGTTCTTGAACTGGTTCTTCATTTGGAATATGGAATCCCATTTCGCCTACTTGCCCATTATCAATTACCGGACTTTGAACTGGATTATCAAGTACCGTTGCTTCTGGTAGAGAAGCCTGTGGGTGTTCAACTTGTGAACGACCAATTTGGAATTCTGTTCCTAGTGCATTTTGAACAACTAACATAGAAGGGTCTTTTGAATCGACTACTGTTAGTGGAATCCCTTTATCTTTCCAGATAACTGTATCGCCATTCTCTACGATTGTACCGACTGGTTTTCGTGTTGAGTATTGTTGTTCCTCTGCTTTTTGATTCATTTCTTCTTTAATTTTTAAGTCATTAATATAATCATGCGTTGCATTTGTGATAACGTCCTCGCCACCATTTTGAACTAAGTCCTCGTAAGCGAAGTCATGCGCTTGTTCTTCTGTCATGCCTTGATTTAAACCGTGTTGTTTTGCGGTATCGAAACGTCTTTTTTGTTCATCTGATAAATTACTTTGTACTTTTTCATCAACATGGGTTAATATGTCATGCGCTGTATGAACACCAGTCGTAGCACCACCCATTAATGCACCAAGCATACCTGCTTCAATGGTTGATGGGTCAGTCCATGAGAACGGATCACCTAACGCATTAGCTGAAATTCTATTTTGGTTTGCTTCTTGTATACCTTCGGTAGCTGAACCACCTGCTGTTTTTAAAGTAACTGCGCCAACCTTACCAACTTTATCAAAGATTTTACTCGTTATAGGAAGATGACCAAAACCAAGTTGCCCTGCATCGAGTAACGTATTTGTTATCAGATTGTCACGGAAGTCTTTTCCATATGCTTCTGTTGGATTAAGTCCACGTTGTTCTGCTTGGTTATAAACACTTCCTGCTTCTTGCATAGAATCTTCCGTGGCCATTACTAAACCACTCGCAAGATGATTAGTAAGAATCCCTGCAAGACCTTGTAGTTTATTAATTTTTGATAATCCCCCAAGTAATGCTGAACCAGTCGCATAACTAAGCGCAACGTTTGGTACGATTTCACCACCACGGTCAATTAAGTAATCTGGGTTCATTAAGTCTTTCATTTGGAACTGGTGATTATTAAATTTATCCAGTCCTTGAAAGCCTTTCATATTGTCATACGCATAGTCAGTGACACTTTTACCCATATCGTGAACTGTTTGGCTACCCATTTTATCTCCGAGGTATTTAAGTGTACCACCAATACCATCGCCTAGCATTTGGTCTGTTCCTCGTGTCCAACTTGCACCTAAACGTTCAATTGGACTTCGGTTTTCGGCTTTATCTGGTATAAGAATACCTCTTGCAAGGTCATATCCTGTTTTTAGATAACTTAGTGGGGTTTGTGGCAAGATGTCATTCGCCACTGAACCAACTGATTTCACACCAGAATATATTTCAGAACCGACTGATTTCCCAATATCCCCTAATGCTTTCATGTAGCCCCCAACTTCATCTGTAAGGGTTGCATACGGCTTGTAGCCTTGTTGATAGCTAGATGGGTCACTTGGGACATTGGTATTCCCACTTTTGCTAGATGGTTCATCAAACAATTGGCGCATTTTATTTTCATAATGCTGTTGTTGTAAATCTTTTGCTTGTTGTTGGTATTGCTGTTGTTCTTTAATTCGTTGCCCTGCTTCATAAACATCATTGGCGTTTTGTCTTGCTTGTTCATGCGCTTGATTTTCAGCTTGAATTTGCGCTTCTTTCACTCGTTGCCCTGCTTCATAAACGTCATTGCTGTTTTGCCGTGCTTGTTCATGTGCTTTACTTTCATCTACAAGATCAGAAAACGGCATTTTAATGTTGTCTAAATTAATGTTATCCAAACTGCTTCGTTGTTCTTGGAGTTTCTTTTTCCAATAATCACTGTATTTTCCCATGTTCCACTTCCTTTCTGCTCACTAGAGCATACGAAAAAAGAGTAGGGATAACCCCCACTCTCTTAGTACCATTTATTTTTATCCCAGAACGCTAAGGCTTTCTCAACTGAACCGTATCGTTCGGTTGCGTATTTATATGCTAAAACAATTTGGTCTACTGGATCGTTGTAATTTAAGTTAGGATACTTTTTCGCATAAGTTTTTACTGTGCCGTTTAGGAACTGAGCATATCCATGAGCCGTACTGCTTGGATTCTTCGAATTGGCATTTAAGCCACTTTCCCTAGCAATTAACTCTGTTAGGTTTTGTGCTTCGGAAGATGGCACACCTTTATTAACAGCTTGTGATAAATGACCATTGAACGTTTGTAAGTTCTTGCTGTTACTAAATTGCGGTGTTTTCCAGTAATTATTATACGTTCCAGTATTATTCGTTATCATCTCACCCTTTACTTGTGTATTTGGTGCTACTTTCCCCCAGTGTTCCACGGTGGAGCTGTTGAACTTGATGAAGTAGTACCAGTGCCGTAAAGTAACTTATCTAAGCCGAGTGTTTTAACAACTTTTCCAATATCAACGCCTTGTTTTGCCCATTCTTCTGCATGTTTACCAAATTCTTCTGCAATTTGGGATTTAGTTGCGTTTCTCGACATAAACCCTGCAATAACTTTTTGCGTTGCTTGTTCACGCATTTGTTTTTGTTGAGCCGTTCCACCGTTTTTAAGTTCAGCTTGCATTTGATTTTGTAGTAATTTTGCGTTTTCAACATCAATTTTCAACTTATCAATGCTGTAATTTTTCTTGTTTAAATCTCTTTCGATTGCTAGTTTTTCTTTATCAATCGTGAAAGCATTGTTATTAAGCGTTTGAGTATTTTTGTTTTTCTCTCTTTCAATTGCATTTTTCTCTTTATCAATCGCAAAATTATTTGATGTAACTGTTTTTGTATTTTGAATATCAGCATTTTGCTTAATTGCGCTTTGTGTTGTTACACCAGTTTTATTCATATTGATAGCCATTTGGCCTACCTTCGTACCAGTGTTGAATAGTTTGGTTGCATCTACACCTAATGAACCTAATTGATTTTGTAAAGTTCTGAATCTATTTAGTTCAGAAGCACTCATGCTACCTTTACTATCTGCTTGCGTTTTTAATTGCATCATCTGGTCAACAATTGGTTGAATACGAGGGTCGATGTATTTACCAGTCATATCTGCCACTGTCTTCGCATTTGCAAGCGATTGTTGTGAACCAGTTAATGTTGGGTTCAACTTACTTGTATTTAGCATACTGTCATACATGTTTGTTGTTTTACCAATTGGATCAATATTATATCCACGAGAAGCTAGGAACTGTTGAATCGAAGTAGCTTTTTGACTAGCTAACGCTCTAGCTTTAGGGTCTGTACTTGCTTCAATGATTTGTTTTTGTTTATACAACTCATCTAAGTAAGGTCTTGCTTCTGCTGAAATGTAGTTTCCAGTTAAGTCGCCCTCTTTCATAGCGAACTCTTTATCCCAGTGTTGTTGACTATCTGTTGTATTGATATTCCAACGTCTAGTATCTTCCATTGTTTTCATTAAATCCATGATGTTATTGAAACTGTTATTCGTGTTACCTTGATTCATCGTGTTGTATTGTTGTAAGTTTTGGAATCCTTGTTGCAATCGGTTTTGATACATTTCTTCTGCGCCTGCTTGTTTTTCAGCTTCCAGACGGTTCATGCTATCAGTGATCGCATTATTCTGTACGTTTTGGTTGTTGTAAATATCAGCCATCGCATTTTGACGGTTCATTGCAAGCCTTAAATTTTGGTCGTCTGCAATACCACCATTTATACCGTTATCAGTCTGATTTTGCGCTTGTTGTAACCCTTGAAGAAAATAATTATGGTCTAGGTTATTAACTGAACTATTTACGCCTGCTTCAATTTGGCGAAGTTGGTTGTTATATCCATCTTCTTTCGCTTTACGAAGAACTTCTGCTTGCTGTAAAGCATAGTCCTTTGAATAATCAATACCGATTTTTTGACCCATTTCTTGGATCGTTGGCATTTTCTGTTGTTGCTGTGCCATTTGCAACGCCATTGCCATTAATGGATTCATCTGCGATTGTTGTTGTATTGGATTTGGCATTTGCCCCATATTTGGCATTTGACCCATTGGCGGTTGTTGTCCCATATTTGGCATTTGGTTCATTGGTGGACGTTGCCCCATGCCCATGTTTGGTTGCTGAAATGGATTTGGCTGAACTGGTGGGCGCATTTGCCCATTGTTTGGCATTTGCCCCATATTCGGCATTGGTTGAAACGGATTAGGCATAACTTGAGGGCGCATTTGCCCCATGTTAGGCATTTGTCCCATGCTTGGATTTAACGGTAATACTTGAGGGCGCATTTGCGCCCCTTGTTGCATAGGATTAAACGGTAACATTTGAGGTTGCATTTGCGCCCCTTGTAGCTTATTAGGTAGTGGCGTTGGCATTACCATGTAATTTCCCCCTTACTTACATAAACGGATTGTACTGTGTAGTTGCTTGTCCCATTTGTGTTTGATATTGTTGAAGCGCTTTATAATAATTCATCATTTGTTCCATTTGGCTGTATTTTGACTGTAAATCAGTAAATTGTTGTTGCCACTGTGTTTGTTGTTGTTGCCACTGTTGTTGCTGTGCAAGATAATTCGGGTCTTGTTGGTAATTCATTTGTTGTTGTTGTTGCGGTTGGTATTGTTGGAACATATTTTGCACTTGTTGTAACAGTGAATTGTTATTATTTTGCATCATTTGGCTATAATCAAAAACACTTTGCGGTTGTTGGTACATCGAACCGAAAGGATCACCAGTTTGATAACCGCCATAACCCCCTTGACCACCGTACATATCCATTTGTGGTTGACCACCGTAATTAGGATAATTTGTTACTTGCGGTTGACCACCGTAGTAAGGATAATTTGTTACTTGCGGTTGTTGATTTGGATTGTAATTCCCCATATCCATCTGCGGATTCGGATTGTAAGGCATTGTTTGATACCCGCCATTTGGGTTTGATGGCTGAGTAGGGTTATACGGCATAGTCTGTTTGCCCCCTTGCGCCATATCTTGTGTCATAGGCGGTTTTGCTTGTGTCACTGGTGCTTGCACTGGCGGTTTCGCTTGTGTTACTGGTGGTTTTGCTTGTGTTACTGGCGCTTGCGTTACTGGTGGTTTCGCTTGTTGTGTCACTGGTGGTTTCGCTTGTGTTTGTGGTGGCTTATTGATATACCCCATTAACTGTTGATTTTGCTGTGCTGAACCAGTGTAATTAGCTATTCCATACTGACCTGCAAGTTTTGAACGATTATTATAACTGCTATCCATACCTTTTGATTTCATTAAATCGACAACTGATGAACCAGTGTTTAATGCCATAAAAGTCACCTTCTTTTTTAAATTTTCTAACTTTATATTTAAAGTACCGTTTCAAAACGTATTAAAACTGGCAATCTTAGACGATCTGAAACTCGTAAGTAATTTTTAATGTATTCCCCACTGTTTTTGTAACTGGTTGCGGGAGTAGGATTCGTGAAGTAAGTGGCTGTAATCTATGCGAAACCCATGTGTAAGTTGCATTTGGGAATACAGCATCATAAAACGTAATCCATGTACCACCATTATTTTTTGCGCCACAATTAAAAAAATGATAATCTCCGTATATAGGGTCAATAACTAGCCCATCAACTCCATAATTACCACCATGATTTTCAGAAAACACATAGCTTTTTGCTATAAAACTGAAATTATTATCAAGGTCGTATAAATGGATTCCAAAGTTTCCACTACCTATTCCAATTAGTAACGCTCTCTTTTTTAAATCAACACCTATTAATTTTGGGTGATAAAGAGTGGTAGTGTTGGAAGGATCATAATTACAGTTTAATGTTAATTTCGATGGTGTTGGTGAATACAAATGCGAACTGACAAGAGGATAACTTCCTACTAAATTAAAAGATTTATCAAACTTTAAAATACATGCTTCGCATAAATGAGAATTTGCAGTAGGTTTGGAAGTATCTATTGTAGTAAGAATATAGTGATAGTTTAAATCTGAACTAATTTCAATTTTATACCCTCTTACAGTTCCGTTTGCATATGACGTTCCACCTTCCGCAGTAAATACATTATTTATTAAATAATTAAAATTCGGTAATTTGGAAGTCATATCAATAACTTGAACACTACCATCTGCCTTGCTGATTTTAACCATTTTCCCTTTCCCTAATGTTGGAAATGCCGAAGGTGAGTTTTTCATATAAATTACTGGAAAAGTATATAAATACCCTTCATCTTCTCCGTAGGGAGTATTCAAAGCGTATAGATTACTTGAACCCATATCAATTGCACAATTATTAAAAGCCATAACGCTTGTATCAACTACTCTTGCTAACGTTAATTGGATTGGGTAGGCTGTACTTGGTTGACTGTAATTATAAAAAGCCATTTTAACTGGTGACGTAGCTGTTAATTGGTATCTTAGTGTATCTCCATAAAAAACAATTAATTGATTAGAATACATACTTTGAACCATACCGTAAATTGATTTTCCTTCTAATCCAGTTGGCGCTCCATAACGACTATCATTTGAAGCCATTAGTATTCTTGATTTTTCTTGTGGCTGAGGGTATTGCAGTCCTTGTGTATCACCAAAAGTAAAGCCTATACTTTGAAATATTCCATTTGCACAGTTTGTTGGAAAATCGAAAACGTGTTTCGCATAACGAAAAGCAGTTGTACTTTCTGCTTCATTGTATGTTCCATAAAGTGCTGTCGGTGAAGCATTTTTAAATCGGTCTTGTGTACCTACAACAAATCCTTTCATAATATATTCTTTAGAAGGATTTTCGGGTGAATTATCTGTTGTTAAATATACATTCTTAAAAATATCAGCAGTTAAAACCGTTCCACTAGCAGGGTTTAAAAGAGGATCACCGTTTACATTCTTTGAATTTTTACCTATATATTGAAAAATCTGTCCTGCTTGTGATTCTATATAATTATTAAATAAATTTGGAGAAATAAAATTTTCTCCTTTCACTTCCTCGACTTTTTTTCCAGTTGCTTCGTCGAAAATTTCAACTGTCACTTTCCCAATTACATTACTTTCTTCTTTGTATTTTGTAACTTCTTCGTATTCTAATGTTTCTAGGTTACGATATGACGCTTTTGTTTCTCTCATATTTATCCCCCTAGCTTAATAACCAGTTTAGTAAATTTTGTACGATAGTCTTTCCGTTTGTTGTTAATTGGATAGCGTTTAAATAACCGAAAACAGCTATTTTTTTAGGATAGGTAGTGCTATTCGCTAATAAAGTGTTTTCAGAAATAATAGAAGCACCTACTCGATTAACAGAAGTAGTCACTCCAAAATTACCTCGTATTATTAAATTATCAACATAACCACAATCATCACCTTTTGATGCTGAAACGTCTTTACTGTATTGAAATGTGATTGTATAAGTTCCTGTTGGATATGTTTTACTAAAATTCGCATAACTGTTACTAGTTCCACTTGTTTTCACTTCTTCAACACCGTTTACAATAAACTTAAAATAATCAGGACTTTCTGATGATGCCATATAATCAAATGCAATTGTAACTGGACTTACTGAAAAGACAGTAGTTGTCATTTTTGTTGTTTGACTATCTAAGATAGTAGGGTTCGTTAAGGCTCTCCCTCCGAACCTTCCTTTTCCTATCGCTGAACTTCCCCATGTCCCACCAGTAAATGTCCATGTTAAAGTGTTTGATATACCATTCTCAAAATCTTCGAGCAAATCAGTAGGAGTAACAACTGCTATTGAATCAGTATAAAGTAACGGTGTTCCAATTAACGTTCCATTCACACACGTTATTACAGGATAAGCTAAGTTCAAAACACTAACATCTCCACCAGTTGAAATGTTTCCAGTAATAGATTGTGATGAACTTGATTTCACATTTCCAATATATTCATTTACAGCATCAATAGTAGATAAACCGAATGTTTTATACGCTGTGTTTGTAGGATAAAATTTTACATCATCAGCCCCAAACAACAAAGGTTTATTACTTGTTTTGATTAAAGTCACTAAATTAGGGTAACTTTTGAATAAGTTTGTTGCATTACATAAGATAATTAAATCTGCTTTCGTTATCTTATTACTTAAATCAGAATCAAAAAGAGTAGATTGGAGTACAGCATACCCCAAATTTAAAACAACCCCTGCAACTGCACTAGAATATTGGTCACTTAAGTTATCACAAATGATTAACACCCTTTTATTCACAAAAAGAGGTGGTATACTTCCGCCAGTTACGATACCAGTTCCAGTGTAGGAAAGGGTATCAACTGGTAGTCGAAAAGGAAATGCTTTACTGATACTATCAAACGCAATTATATCCCCTAGATTAAATTTTAGTGCCATTTGCGATTGATCCCCCATAATAGCAGGAATTAACGCAATTAAATCTTGAAAACTCATACCAATTGTTACATTAATGCCTTTTACAACTAAATTATCGACTAACGTTTGTTTAATCGTTTGTAATTTTGCTTGTAATTGCGTAAAAGTATCACTAGCTTGTGCAGGCGTGCCAATAACACTCGCTAGTTGAGATTTTCCGTTATTGGCAAGCTGAAAAAGTTCATTTAAAGCCGATACAAGGTCATTTTTTGCGCTCGTTTGCAATTGTGCTGTGTTCCCTACCTTGCTATTTACTTCATTTAAAGCGCTTGTTACGTTGTTTTTTGCAGATGTATTTAAGGAGTTTAGGTCGCCTATCCTAGTGTCTTGACCATTAAAACTCACCCATTTACTAAATTGATCTCGTATTTTAAGAATTCCACTTGACGTGTCATACCATATTTTAAATTGACCAAGTGGTTCTTGTGAGCCAATGAAAACCTCATTCCCTTGACCACCGCCACCAAGTTGACCATTTTTAATTAAGTTTTCAATGTATACAATTCGTTCATCATTATCATTATTTGCTATACGAACTAATTCATTTTCTTGATTGTACTTATAGGCTGTAACTACATCGCCATCTTTCCAGTCATAAAAAGCACTTTTAGGTATATTTGCCATACTTCCACCTACTTCCCACGGTTATTTTGCGACACATCAAACTCAAAGCCGAACCCAAGAAGTCCGAATGGTTTGTTTTCAATATGAAGTAACGTGAATTTTACACGAGTACATTCCCCTTGAACTCGCATGAATTTTGTACTTACATCATTCACCCCGAAACTAGAACGACCAAGTAACCATTGTCCGAGAATGGTATTTTGTTCTTCCGTTAAAATATTTGGTTCTAGTATCACGTCACCGTGATTGTTAGTTGCAGGGACTAAGATTAAATTAGGTTTTTGTCCACTGGTTTGAACGATTTTACCATCAATAATTTGCACGTCAGTTCGTTCTGGGTTCACAACAACTACACGATCAGCAAAAACATATAGATTTGAATTAACACTTACCCCATAATTTCGGAACATCATGCGTAATTGTTTTAACTTCTTTTGTAAGTAAGGTGTACCGAGGTCATATTCTTTCGTTTCAATACGGTCTTCATAGACATATCCATCATCATCAAATATCGTAGGGTCAAATACATATACATCACCAGTTTTTTTACTTTGGCCATAAAGAGTACCCCCAATGTCATATGCGTTTGTGAAGTCGAGTTTAGTAGATGTATCAATGACCCATGCCACATTTTGCTCGACATAACAACGAAGCCTTGTTTCACGGTCTGGATAAATTAGATGATACTTATGGTCATGCACAACGCCTACTGCATTTTTATCTTTATAAACTAAGTTTGAAATTTTCAGGTCAATTCGGCTGACGTTTGCACGTTCTTCCGTTGTACCAACTGATTCTAAGATGTTGATTCCATCTTTTGCTAAAAAGATTAGTTGGTTCTGGAAAACTTGTGCTGAATAAGGCGCAATACAACCAACGGTGGAGTTTAGAACAATTCGTGTAAAATCACTTGGACTTTTTCCGTAAACTGCTTGAATTGTTGTTTCCGTAAAGGCAACTAACATATCACGGTAACGAACAAGCGCTGTCAATGGTTCGATATTTCGTGTATCAAACTGAAGCGTATTTGGTACTGGAAAGTAATCTGTTTTCTTTAGGTCTGATACATACATCATAGAGTTATTTGTATCATCACCATAAACGATAATTCGTTCCCAGTGTAAAATGATTCTCGTACAGTTATTAATCGCTGACGTATCAATCGTCTGGTTTTTATTATCTGCATACACGGTGTATTTCGGAACGATAAACCGTGCTGTTGTATTCGTGTTGCTTGCATCACGCACATAACAATCAAACTCATAATCTCCAGTTGATGTTGGTGTGAACGTAAATGTTTTATTTGCAGACCAGTCTTGAACCGTTTTAAAATCAGCTTCTCCAACTTTTCGATTAGCAAATTTGTATTCCACATTTACCATACTAGATGGCTTACTGATATAGATTTTTAGGTCAGTTGGCGTGTTGATAATCCCTTGACGTAAAGTAGATGTTACTCCTTCAATTCGAAGGGCGCTTGCTACACCATCTTGAATATAATTATTCGGATCATCTGCAAGTCCGTTCGTTCCAACATAGAGAACTTCAAGAGGTGTAGGAGTATAGGGTGTTATAACTTTCGCTACTGCCCCATCAAATTCAACTAGCTTCGTGCCAGTGGCGATAATTAACTTATTTTTATACTGAATCGCTTCGATTGGTCGTTTTGTTTGGAATCCACTTGGTAAATTTACGATTGGAATAAGTGTACTTTCAACTTCATAATTCAGTTCTAGGTTATTTCCATATAAAAATGCTTGAACATCATTACTAGATGGATTATACGTCCAGTTTGTTTCACTATCTGCAAGAGAAAATTCAAACTCTTTCGAACTAACAAGTGAAACTTGTTTTGCTTTTGAAATTCCAACAACAACTTGATATGGACTATTAGCGCTATCTGTTATCGTGACATTCCCACCAACTTTAGCGTTCGGTACACTTACTTTGATAATTCTGAAACCTTTACCATTAGCATCTACACCACTTCGAGCATAAGTGTAGGTTTGAGTTTCATTCAGTGTAATGCTATCAATTGGGTCTTGATATAACTTTCCACTTACTGCTCTTATTTCAAGAGGTTTTCTTCCACGTCTAATAAGGCGAAAAAATCCTTGCCCAAAACCTTTTATTGGATTATTCCAGTATTTTTTCATTCCGTATCTACGTGATAAATCACCCGATAATCCAATGTCGATGTTATTTAAGACAGAAAATTCATTGTCTGGTAACAAATAAGCATTTGAAACTGAATTCATTCCACCGTTACTAAAATTTCCGTAATCACTGGATTGCATTATTGCCACCCCCTATAAATCTGTACGGTATTCGGACGTGTTCTACGAAGCATACGCTGACTATCATAAGACATTTCTTTTTTAATGCCTTCATACTCATTAAGATAGGTCATGCGTTGATCTTGTCCTCCTTCCCAGTTCTCGTAGTAACGGATAGCACTAAACAACGGCAAAACCCTATGATAGCGTGGCGGGAAATTCGGTTCTGTTGAAAGTGAAGGGTCTTCAGTCAAACTTGGAATCCGTTGTGGTGAGCCAAAATAATCTACACTTAACTGAAAATCTTGTTTCATTCCCTTTTGTAAAGTTAATTGGTCGCCAAAAAGTGAGTAAGATAAGCTGTCGTCCTGTGGGTAGTAATCTTTTCTTAGTGGTCTTAATGATAGGTCATATATCTTCCCATCAACTGTAACACTTACTCTTGCAATCTCAATCACATCATTTGGAATAGTAAAAGTAGTCGTTCCACTTGACGCTTGATAGGTCTTTGTTTTCGCAACAACAACTACATTCCCTAAATCTTCCAAACATTCATTAAATAAATCTATTATCTTTTGTGCATCTAGGTTTTTATCAATTAAATATTGCGTTCGAGTAATTAATTCGCTTATTTTTGCCACCCTTTTGTACCCCCCCTAACTAATCCATGAATCTTTTGCAAATGCACTTTGAAACTCTTTTGCAAAATCCACGGTAAAATTCTTTTCATCTTTCTTCTTTCGTTCTTCTGCTTTTCGTTCGCTCTCATTGATACGGTCAAATACTTTCATTCCATGAACACGAATGTCATTTCTCTTTACATACCGCAAGGTTCTTTCGTCCAGTTGTTTGTAAGGCGATGTAGCATTGTAAGTCGTTTCGCCACCATCTTTTGAATGAATTTCATAGCGCTCATTCTTTAGGTTGAACACCACAAATAGTTCTGGATCATACTCTTTTAATCTCTCTGGAATGTTATATGTGTTCGTAAACAATGGTTTTAAATGAGGTCTATCCTTTAGTAAAAAATTAATCTCGTCACGTTCTAATCTGCCAAACTTCATACCATTCAATCTCCTTTTTGTATAAAAAAAGAGGGTGAAAATGAATTCACCCCCCGTTTTTTTTGTATCTTATGATTCTGTAATTCCAGTCATTTGGAAGTTTCCTTTTGGTTTTGAACAACCAATGTCACTGTAACGTACAAGAGTTGCTTCCCAAACAGCTTGATTACTTACACGGTTAAGAACTGAACCGTCAGAATCTAACCATGACCAGTCCTCAATGTGGTAAAGTTTCCAAGTCGTTAAATCTAAGCCGTATAATGAGCCACTTGGACAATATTTATCTACTACGAAAGGAATCCCATTATAGGAAATTGCTTCGTATCCGCCTTCTAGTTTCATAACATCAGTGATACGTTTTTGTGCAAGCATTAAGTTTTGGTATGCACGTCTTACACCGTAACTTGACATTAAGAAGTTAGTTTTACCGCCTGCTTTACGCTCTGTTTCGTCAATTTGCTTTTGAATCGCAACTTCTGAAATAGAACCAACAGCCGATTGAATTTGTGGGTTGAACCACTTGTTATTTGCACGGTTGATACCGTATAACGTGTTATCTGGTGTAAATACTGCTTTCATACCAGTTAATTCAAGTCCATAAGAACCAGAAACTACTACTAAGTCAGTTGCGCCAGTTGTGATTGCGCTACCAGAGATCGTAATAGAGTTTGCTACATCATCTACTGATAAGATTTCACGAGCAGAAGTATTTACTACACCACCGCTTGTAGTGAAATCTACAATCATACCTTCTGCAAGGTACAATACATCATTTACTAGAATAGTATTTGTTGCTGTACCATTCGCTTTACATACTGTTAATGTTCCAGTTCCATCACCGAAACATTGACGAGCCATGTTGTCTTTAGCATCTGCTTGTGCATCTTCTAAATCTGCTTCAAGTAATGAAATGAACGCACCGTCTTTTGAACGAGAAGCCTTCATTGTTTTATCAGAAACTTGAATCCTAGCAAAAATGTTCTTAGTATCCCATTTAGCTTGCTTTGTTTTACGTGAGTTCGGGCTTGGTAGAATACCATCGTCTGCTCTGTTACCCACGCCACCGTTACGACCGTAACGTAAAGCCATACGAATCTCTGAACCTACAACACTTGTAGAATCACGTTCGATAACTGAAAGGATTGGGTTAGCTGTATTTAATTGGTACTGTAATCCCGGTAAATAAAATAGTTTTAGAGCTTCGCTTGCTGAAGCCATATTTAATTGAGCCATGTTTTCACTCTCCTTATAAAGTAAAATCTCATCTTAACCTCACTATAAAGTGATTAAACCCCTTAATTTACGCAATAATTGGTAAATTATAGACCTAAACTCTTACGGTATAGCTTACTTGCTTCACCAATTGAACGAGGTTTATGTTCTTGCGCTAATGGTTGACTAGCGCCACTTTGATTACTTAAAACAACTGGTGGTTGCTGTGAAACTTTCCCTTGTAAGTATTGGTCAATAATTTGTTGTTGGATTTGTGGATTATTCAGTACATATTGATTTAAAAAGTTTGGATCATTCACTAATTGTTGTGGTTGTGGTGCAGGAGCAACGGCACTACGTCCACGAGCCATTAAATAAACGTTCTCAAGTCCAATGCGTTCTGTTTCAGCTTCACCAAGTTCATTAACTAATTGTTGTACTTGCGGAATGGAATTATAGAAGTCTTGACCGTATTTATTCGCTACGCCTTGCACCTCATTTTGGTATTGACGTTCTTTAATGATTGGGTCAACACCTTTGCGCGCTTCTTCAATCGCTTGCAATTTTAAATCATTGAAAAATTCAGATGGATTTTCGTAAAACTTTTCCATCATCTTTTCATTTTGTTCTTCAACCGATAATTGTGGTTCATTAACAACTGGTTGAGCCATTTGTTGTTGAAGTTGTGCCATTTGTTGTTGCAACATTTGGTTTTGTTGCATAATCATAGCCATTTCTGGACTGAATTGTGGCTGTTGTTGTTGATAAGGCGACTGGTAAGGTTCAGTAGTTGGAGCAATTTGTGTTCCTTCTACTTCATTTGTTGTGAAAGGTTCAGTTACAACTGGTTCTTGTGGTTCAGTCGTATCAACCGTTAATGGATTTACCGCATCTGCACCTAGAAATTGGATTTCTTCATCTGGGTTGTAACCCCCACGGAATACAAAATCCTCATCTTCTGCGAATAACTGTAAATTAAGTTTTAACATCGTTTATTACCCCTTTTTTAGTTAGTTGGTTGTTTCTGTGCCATTTGTTGCTGTTGCATTTGCGCCATCATTTGTTGTTGTTGCATTTGCGCTTGATACATCTGGTGTTGCTGAACATGTTGTTCAAATATTTGAGCGATCATCTGCCCCTGCGGTGTCATTAATAATTGTTCGTAATCGGCCGATAATCGGAATTCATTGTGTTCTTCAATATGAATATCATGGTCGTCAAAAGGTTGGAACATTGGCATTTGACCTTGTTTCATCATGCGATTCTCACGTTTCGCTCTAGTTTCATGCAAGGTGTAATCATCATCAATTCCAAATTCCCAGTGACCCACTTCGATAAGTTCAAGAATCTTCTTCGCACCTTCACGACTGTAAGGGTTGGTTTCGAATTTATTGAATATTCCAGTATTAATTAAGTCGAATACCATCTGTCTACGTTGTGCAGGTGTTTCTGCAAGCGCTGAACTGTTTTCGATAATTACATCATCACTATTTAAGTCGCTTGCGTGCCACGTCATAATATCAACGTCACGTCCATAACATTGAACCATGCGTTGTTCACTTGCGAACTGACGGTATAAACGTAACCATTGTTTAGCAACTTGCACCATTGCATCTGCAATACGTGAAGCTGTCATCGAAATTCTTGTATCATCTTGTTCATTAGCGATCCCAAGAGCAACCCCAGATTTAACTCCAGAAGGCGCTTCACTGAACCTCGATAATTCAGACACACCACTCACGGCCGTAAATTCTGCAAGTAACGTTTGTGATTCACTCTCAAAAGAAGAAGGAAGTGAAGGGAATACAACTGGTTCTGGTTTCCCAACTCCACTGTTATAACGAATTCGATTAGCAGGACTGTTATTTAGTTCGCTATCATCATCTAAACTTCCAATTGGTTCGTACCACTGACCCACGGCAACTAGGTTCAAATACTCTGCTTTACGGTTACGGAGCGCATTATATCGTCTTTGAATTGGAATACAACGCTCTGCAATCGACTGACCCCAAAATACATTAGGTAATTCGATAGAAGGAATACGTACAAATGGGAAGTCACGTTTTCCGTCCTCACCATTTGCATAAGGAAGGTCGCCCGCATAGAGAACTTTATCGCTTGCAACAACGATAAATCGTCCATTAGGGTATGATTTTGATTCACGCTCGTAATATTCTTTCACGATGGCGTGATCCTTTAGTCTTTCATTCTTTGTTTTGTACCCACCTGCGTTGTAACTCATTCCAGATAGGCCAGAACTAGATTGAAGGGCAAAACTATCAACTGATTCTGAATTAACGGCTACACCATACATATCCTCAATGTCACGAATATGGTAAGCACGAGCATGAATAACCGAACGACATTCCTCTAAATTGTTTCGGTTTGAATTATCTGGGTAGATTTCGTAAGGACTAACAACACTTACTTCAATATCTCCCTCAAATATTTCAACCTCTTGTTGAGAAGGGAATAAAAATCCATCAACTTGTTGTTGTGTTGTTTGAACCATCGTTCCAAGTGAACGTCCTTTGCCACTATGCCAAACATTTTTAATAAAAGCTGTTCCGCAATGTTCTAGCCAAGTTATAACGTCACTGTATTTATCACTCATTTTCTCGTCATGCCACTTGCTAGTAAGTACCATTGTAGAAACTTTGCTTGCTTGTTCATCGCTATCTTCATTAGAAGCAGGTCGTGTTTTCATAATTGGCTTTTGTCTAGTCAATCGAGCGATCCTTGTTTCTATGATGGTAGCAATCTGGTTAAATACTTCACGTTCTTGCCACCAGTATAGCTTCGGAACTTCCTCAATCTTACGAAGCTGTGTATTAATGTTGAGGAATTGGTTTCCTTTAATCATTTCAGTATTCAATCGCCACTGTAATTCATAAGGAATACGTTCACTTTGTCTACGTCTGTATTCATTGTTGACGAAATCAGCATATTCTTCTACATAATTCAGACCTTCACCATCGAGTTTCACGTTTTGAACGTCCATTTAACTCACCCCCAGTCATCATCTTCATTGTTTAATTGATAGGCCACTGCCATTCGTTTTTCGAGAAAGTTATCAGTGGTCGCCTTCTTAGGTGAATTCACTTCTAATCGTTCCTCATTGAGCCTATTAAACAATGTTTCAATTAACTTACGATTCCGTTCTGCTTGATTCTCATACGCTTTTAAACAGTCACGATATAAAGAAATTAAGAAGCCATTAACCGATAGTAATAGCACCGTTACAACAATGATTGAAGTCGTCATTCTTCATCACTAGCTGTATCAACTATTTCATTAATCGCTTCATGGAGTTCAGCTTTATTCATGCGACTGTATCCTTTAATGTCTAGTTGTCTTGCTAACGATCTTAAATCCTCAACTGTCATTGGTTCGAGGTCTAATGTTTCACCATCATCTAACCCAACTGGAATGACAATTACATCTTCAACTGTTGGAACATTCACAATTGGAATGTGCTGTGTAATGGTCACATCTGCTAAATTGTAGTGAGCCTTAACAAATTCCAATAATTCTTCTGGTAAGTTCGTCAAAATTTCATGCGCTTCTTTTTCCGTGATGTTATATTTCTTAATTGGTGAACCATCTTCTAGTCCGATTTGGTACTTTGCTACACCACTTGAATTAAATACATCACTCGTACACCAATCGTGCGCAAGGTGTATCGTCACTAAACTTCTATAATTGCGTGTCATGATTAATCCTCCTTATTCGCTTTGTTCATGTTCCTATATGAAACACAAACAAAGAGAACGCTAGATTTTTAGGTACTAGCGTAACCCCCTCGAACACGTCCTTAACAGCATGAGGTCAACTGAGAAAGGAGTATCTACTACCCTATTAGAATTGACCGTCTAAAGGGAAACGCCACGAAATATACGTGTAGAATGGTATTTCAGTAGATATACGGCAGGACATGTGTGTTTACATTTAGTTTAAATCGTATAAACCTTCTCATTTCTGCAACTTAGCACAGGAACACTAACAACTTCTTCTTTTGTATCAACAAAATAAAAGTCATTCGTAGCGAATGGATCATACGAGATTTCACGTTTCCTTTTATCATCAACAACCTTTTGACAGTGGCGCAATGTACCTTCGGCAAACGCATGAACATTACGGCTACCAGTCTTTTTAACTCTTGCTCTTGCACCATTTTGGACACGGAACGTCACGTTATCTAGTACAATGAAATGCGAATAACCTAGCACTAACTGTGTCTTCTTATCTCTTATAGAGAAGAAGCCATTGTGTAAGTTTCGATAGACTTGAACGAGTTGGCCATGTTCTACTGTTCTATTTTCACGAGGGTAGAACATCACCAAGCCTCTTTGATAAGATAATGTTCAACAAGGTATCGTTCTTCTTGGCGATGATACCCAATGTATTTATCTAGTTCGTTCAATCCATGAACTAATGCGTAATACTCACCAATTGTTTCATCAAATTCTTTTGGATCGACACATGCTGACGTTCCTACAATTTCAAACCCATTATTAAGGGTTAGTAAAGCAACCGTTGTTTTTTCGCCCATTTTTTTAAATTCTGTTGTATTAACGTGTTTCCCATATAATTCCTCTTGATATTTACTTAATTTCATATCACTCATACCCCTTACAATTCGTTGTTATTTGAAGCTGTGCATCACAATTTTCACCAGTGCAATACCATAAGCCAACAATACCTTCTTCACACTCACACCCAGTTACTTCATCGCATGTAAAGTCGCCAATCCAACCTAATTGAGATTCACATATTGGACATTTCATTTAACATTCTCCTTATACCAATCGCTGTCGGTTCTTTTTAAGCGACTGAATGAGTTTTTGTTTATGCAAGTAGATAACGCTCTGTTGTTCTGCTGTTGGTTTAGATTTCATTGGCCTGCTCATATGGAAATATCGAATACTCTCGGCACAATGATCCTCTTGTCTGTCTGCAATATCTTCACGCTTCTTTTCATCTCTAACTAAATAAGGAAGGGTGCGCACAAGATTTACGCAAGTGCTGAATATCTGCCAATTCGGTAAACCGTCTGCTTGGTCTTGCATTTCTTCTGCTACACGTTGCCAACCGATAACACGGCTATTGTCTGCTCGAATTAATGGAATACCTTCCTCTAAGAACACCTCGGCTATGTTTTTACCGATTATCTTACCGTCCTTAACAGCTTGTAGTCCTCGTGTCTGCCACATATCAGGAGAAGCAACTGTATATTGAATGTCTTCTGGAACTTCATTTCCGTTATCATCTATCATTACTGACATTCGGTTAATCATCTTAGCAACATCAGAAGCCATTGTTTCATTAACATACAGTTCTCGATACGTGTATGAGCGCCCATCTTGGTCAACTGCGTGCCAGTAAACTGCGCAATGATCCTTAAATCCCCAGTCAATACTTCTATAACGTTTCCAATGACTAGGAACTTCGAAAGGAGCAACCACATGTTTCTTTCTATCCCAGTTCGAGAAGTATTGTCCTTGTAGTGAATCCCAATCTCCATATAGAAAGGCTCTCTTTTCATCTTCTGGTAGGTTCTCAAGACGTTTGACATAGTTAGGGTCATTCTTCATTAGAATCTCATTGTCATACACGGTAGCAGGAATAAACTCAACTCGATTACCAGTTAATTCATCAATTACAATTTTTTCACCGTAGTTAGTTCGTTCTATATAATTCGTTTTCACCCAACCAAAACCCACACCGTTTGGGTTACACGTTGCTTTAAACTTGGTCTTAAATCCTTTCGGACTTCGCAAACATGAGAGAAGAACTTGAATTGACCGTTCCTCGTGCTTGGTCAGTTCATCAACTCCAATGAAGTCGATACTCCTACCTTGATACTTATTGGCATCTTGCCAATTGGCGATGTAACGGAAGTAAACCTTTGTACCATTTTTAAGAGTAGCGATGTGCTTTCCTTCATTGTAGGAATATAAATCTTCTGGCCACTTAGCTTTCATTTCTGCAATTAAGTTAGCTTCGAGATCATCATACGTTTCCCTAAAAAGATAGATAGTTGCACCATTATTTTTAAGACCGTAGGCCAATGCCTCCATCATTAAGGCACATGACTTACCGCCACCCTTTGCGCCACCATATAACACTTCTTCACAATTGGAAGAATGAAATAATGCTTGCTTTTTATTTGCGGTATATTCAACATCAACTTCTTTTTCCATTGGTCGGAACTCCTTTCAGAATAATTGGAAAATTTTAGGCTGCGGAATTTATATCGTCCTCTTTTTTAAAGAGAATACGAAAAAGAAAAGGGCATAACCCCTATTCTTCTGAAGGTCTTGGAATATTGAAATTAACTCTGATATTTCCAGTTTGTTCTGATTCCACTTTGTCGGTGAACATCTTCAAATACTTACCTAATAGTTCGAGGGATTTATTTGCGCCAGCGCTATCAAATTTCCATTCGCCCGATTCTACCCACTCACCATCGACTTTTATCATCACTGGTACACGTTGCATACAGCGTTCAACGTTCTCTTGCAAACGATCAAGTACCCATTGGGCGGTTATTCCAGATTGTTCAGCTATTTTTCTTTGTTTTTCTTCAATCGCTTGCTTGACATTAACATTTGACAACAATCGTGAAGCGCTAGTATTAGCAACTTTGTCATTACTAGCTGAATAGCCTGCTCTTTTATATGCTTGCGTTCCGTTCATATCAATGCAATATTCCTCTACGAAACGTTGTTGTTTCGGGGTTAGTTGTTCAAAAGCTGATTTACTCATATATTAATTCCTCCTTAAATTGATAAGGTCTTGGTAAGGTTTTGCTATGGTTCTGCTAAGGTCAGTATACAAAGCAAGAACTATTTGATTTTCGCAATTAAGAATCGTTCGACAAATTAGATAGTATACTTGCATACATCTATACGTATAGATATAATGAAGGTAATCAAATAGAAAAGGGTGTGTTGTTAATGGACGAACAATTAACGAAAACAGATTTAAAAAAGGTTCTTAAAATGTTTAAGGAAATTACTTTAAATGATGTAGATATGGAAGAATTCGCAAGTGAACTTATGGAAAAGTCTGAAACGCATTATGAAAAGGATAGAGAAGAAAAAGGGGAGCGTTATCAAGAAGTTGGTGAAGCATTTCAAGAATTAGCAGAAGCCTTTCAGAACTTATATGGATTACTTGAAGACCATTTGCACGATTAAATATTACAAGCCGATTGGGTTGAGGTCTGGTCGGCAAAGGATTATTTAATCCAATATGCCAAAGGGGTGTGTGTAATGGGGAATTTAAAAACGGTTATTAACTTTATGCAACGTAACGATCCTAACGGTGACTGGAAACAGCTTCTAAAGGAATATCAGCAAGGCGATGTAACTCTTGAATTTCTACTTTGTGTCTGTGATGAAACTCTTACAGCTTGGCATAACGAATCTGGCGATGATGAATACTTATCAGTTCTTGTAACTTTACACAAGGCAGAAAAGGAACTGGTGAGTTAAATGAAAAACTGGTCAATTGAAAAAAGAGTAATGGATAACATACTTCGTAAAATGCACAAACAGTGGCGAAAGCATTTCGATACGCAAGAAGATTATATGAAGTGGCAAAGAAAGAACTTCGCTAAGTTTCTTAATATGGATTGAATAATCCTAACGCCTATCAACTTCGGTTGGTAGGTGATACATGGATTGTTAAATCCTAATCTTAGTGAAGGTGTGTGGTGTGTGTGGAAAGTAAAATTTTGCGTTTAAAGAAGGAAACACCAAAGGTTGAAGTAGATATGAATAGTAAGGTTAGTTCAATAGTTAAGGCATTAGGCGAATTTGCTTTAAACTATGTGACTATCCAAAAAGGGAAAGACGGTGCTTATAGCTACATGTGGATACATGGCAAATTTGAACTTGCTAATTATCCATTTGAAATAGAAGTGCGCATTGGCCATCATTACGTTTGGTTAGAACATATCTTTATTGACCAAACAGAACGCCAAGATGAAGTTACAACAGATGTATTAGTATCAATTGGCTTACCAGATAATTTGGTTACTTTCGCATTTACAGAGCATTTAAAACACCATGCTGATTTAGTTGATTACTTCAAACTCTTTGTTCCAGTTGAGGATAGAGTATGAGTTACGCGGTAGGTAAAGATATTGCTAGTGAAACTTTAAAGGCGCTCGGTGGTACTGGGCGCTTGTCAGCAATGATTGGTGCAAAAGATTTTGTCTATTCTAAAGATGGTGCTGTTCGTTTTCGTTTCAAGATGTGCAAGAACGTCAATATGGCTCTAGTTTCTTTAAATGGCCTTGACCTTTACGATCTCAAATTTATGAGAGTAAATACTAGGAAGTTTACATGTGATGATGTGGACGTGTTTGAAAATATATATGTAGAAGATTTGAAACGAACTTTTGAAGCCTATACTGGCCTTTATCTAACTTTATAAAAAGGTGTGTGTGTGATGACAATTAACCAAAAGATTGCGCAAATGGAAGCTGAAATTAAGTTATTTAACTGGTTGCTAGGAATTGCGATTTTGAAAGGCAGAACGGAACTCGTTATGAAGTATTCAAGTGCGGTAGGCGAACTTTACTTGATGAAATTAGAATTGGAGGAAACATTCTATGCCTAAAAAAATTAAAGTCCACGTTGAATGTCGTTTGTGTAATGAAGATATACCATTAAAGGTTCGTCAAAAGGATATAGATAAGTACATGAGTGGTGAAGGATTAATTCAAGATATATTCCCTTACTTAACTGCACCAGAACGTGAGTTAATAAAATCTGGTACTTGTGGCGATTGTTGGAAAGAAATGTTTGGTGTAAGTTGATGGCTAAAACGAATGATTATTACGCTATGTGTTTATGTGATATTGAACGTATCGCTAAAAAATTAAGGTATTCAAGTGATGATAGAGAGCAATTACGAGTGTTGGTTGTTGATACGGAGTTTTATGAAACTTATCGTGAAGAAGTATCAAGTGATGGTTTTGACCCCGATTGGTTAGAGAATTACATGATAGATAAAATTAAAAATTTCCCTTTTAAACAAACAGATTGATAATGCTAATGCCTATCAGTAAAAACTGGTAGGTTTTTATGGATTATTGAATCCAATAAATTAAAAAGGTGTGTGTTAGATGGCGAAAATAATTGAATTCAAAGGTGACGACCTTTCGTGCGATTGTGGAAACAAACCTTCCTTAGATGGTTTTTTCCCATGTACGGCTACTGGGGAACTTTGCGAACCAGTTGGAACTTGGGAAGGTCATTACAAATGCGCTAGTTGTGGCCAAATTTACTTATGGGAGGGTCAATGATGGGTTTTAAAATCATTCGTGATTTTGTTAGTGAGAAAGATGAAGATACTTATGCTGTTGGCAGAGAATCTAAACCCCCTCGTCATTGGATACAAGGTTTTGTTGGTAAAGAACTAAACGATCCAGTTTACAGCTTCAACAATGGCGAGATTAAAGTCCGTTTATTGGACGATGATGGAGGTATACATTATCATGCACTGGTTGATGATGATGATGAATCATGTGAGTTATTACTACGTTGGGGCGAAGCAATGTCTGGTGCTGTTGTAATTGATATGCACATTGATAGCTACAAGGCAATGTATGGCGAACCTAAGTATACAAAGCTATTAAGCAAGGACGGTAAGTGGTATTCACACATGAGTTAAATTAATAAGGCGGTGTGTTGTATGGATAAGAAAGAATTAACGGAATTGTGTGAGGAAGTTTTCGAGTTATATGTGAAGTGTTCAAAAGATACTTATGTATTCGCTCAAGTATGCGGTGTTCTTACTGCAACTATTAGTTCTGGTAAAACAGAAGTTAGCATTGAAGAATTGTTGAAAAGTTCCAAAGAATTTATGCTCGAAAAATCAAAAATATATGGGGTGAAATAATGTCATATTTCAATAAAAGTTCAAAACCGATTAGTTTACAAGATGCGCATAATGAATTCAGCAAAATGAAAAGTGCTATTCGTAACGCACTGTATGTACTAGGTGACGATTGCGACAACCTTCGTACAGATCGTGAGGACTTAGACCAAGAGTTTTTCAGAACTCAATACCGTTCTTTGGTAGATAAAGCAGATGATATTTACCGTCGTTTAGAATACTTATCAAAGCCAATCAAAGAACAAGGCTATATTAAACATAATTCTGGAAAACGTTACGAGTTGCCTAGTGGCACTTACTTTACGAGTGGTGATACTTGCGAGATTCTATACAACGACCCTAGATACGATGAACAATACTGGGTTTATACATCTATCGAACATAATGGTGAGGATTATTACGCAACATCACTTGGTAAGGACGTTTCAATCAAAGGTATGATGGTTCGAGTTAGGGGGTAGTTTTATGGAGAGTTTACTCATTAAACCAGATATAACAAAAAAATATTTTACAGTATATGAAGCACTTGAAGATTTAGGGTTTAAGAAAATTGCACCGCATGATTTACCAAATTGGACTTTTGATTTTATTCCAGATGATTACGAAAACAGAGTGGTTGAAAAAGATGATAAATATTTTATTTTTGTAAGTATGGATCATTTTAACTCTAAAATTTACGGAATACAATTGAACCCAATTAAAGGAGAGTAAAATGAACTCACAAGAAGTAATGAACGCACCCTTTGACGTAGCAACACATAAAAAAACATTTATAAATTATCTGGAAATTGTTATCTTGGAAGATGGGACAGTCGAGTATGCTGTTCCTTCTCACCAAGAGAAATTGATTGCGCTTTCGTGCAAAAAGCTAAATGTGACTAGAGATGAATTGAATGATTTATGCCCACCAGAATACTATTTTGATTTTATGAACTGGTTGTGCATGATCTCTAAAGCTGTTGCCTTGTGGAATGAGTATATGATTGGAGAACCAAACGCACAGCAACTACAAACTATTCAGCAATTAGTTGAAGAAAAATTATATCGTGGAGTGGTTGGTTGAAATAATGACAACAAAAGAAGCTACAAAACAATTTGAACCACATGAAAAACTGGCGCTGAATAGCGCCTTGTATTTTTACATTATGAATCTGAAAAAGTTACTCAATATTAGCCAAGAGATAAACAATACAGAATCAGTGGTTTACTACAAAGAAGAATTAGAAATCACATACGCTTTGTATAAAAAGGTAATGGGTTTTGAATATTCTCATAAAGGTGATTGTCAAAGGGGAATAGACACAAATGAATAGGGCAGAACGTAGAAGACAAGAAAAAGGCCATCAAATAGTTGGGTGGACAAAACACCCTTCTCCTAAAGAATTAAAAAGAGGTGATGGTTGGTTCGGTGAACTAGACAGAGTTTATAGAAGAAATGATAATTCAGTTGTTTGTATGATGCGTGATTTACAAACTGAATGGGGTAAGGTTACTCACGTTACAATAACTGCACAACAACAGCCGAACTGGTCAGAAAAACAAATGTTCA